TTATCGCGCAACGAGTTGGTTTCCGTTTTAATCGCGGCGTCCAACTTTTTGAGCATCTCTTCCAGCTTTTCGACGTACTTGTCGTAGCTTTCTTGGATACTCGCATCGCTCGACTTGTCGGGCGGGTTATTGGTAGCACGTATCTCGTCGGCCTTGATGCCGTGCTTGTCAAGCAAGTCGCCACAGCGTCTTGCAGCGTAGAGAAAACTCGAGTCCAGCATGGATTGCTGGTACAGCAAATCGTTCAGCAGTCGTGGCGGGCTAAATGGCTCGCCCGTGCTGTCCTTCCTACCGTTCTCGAGGTGTTCGAGAGCTGTCGCAACAGCGTCTCGTGCCTTGTCCATAGACTGCAGTTGCGTGGCGTCGTTACTAGCATTTGCTTGCGGAAGAGCCGTCTCTCCAAAGCGGTTTTCTTGCTTATTCTGCTCGGCTGCCTCGTACAGACTGTCGAACAGACTGGCCAAGCCCTCTAGGTTATCCCGCATGCTGGCTTCAACAGCATCTTCGTCTTCTGACGCGGTATTCTCCGCAGCAAGCTCGTTGAACAGTTCCTCCATTGCCGACTCGATATCGCCGGCTGGGGGTTGTTCTTCCGATTTTGCTGTCAGATATGCACGTAAGTCGAAAACAAGCAGCTGACACGTCGCAAGCACGTCTTCGTACGGAATTTCCGTACTCAGATGCTTTTCGACAATTGCCTCGACCTCTTTCGCCAGCGGGATTTGGCTGTCGTCGGCGAGCATGTTGTAGGCAATTTGCGCCGACAGCAGCTCGACCGACTCAACCGCACCCGCTTCCGTGAGCTTCTCACGAATAGCGGCAAACTTCTTAGCGTGCCGTACGAAGTAGGGCGCAAAACCACCCCAGTCCTGTACGACACCGCGGCGCGCAATACGCGTCAGTAGGTTTTTAGCAATAAGCCCGGCGGCGTAGGTATCTGTGTGCGCAGCCGCGGCAAGTTTAGCCTCTTCCGGCGTACGCAGCGCCTTGTTAGCCGCCATTGTAGCTATCTTTGCGGGCAGCGTAGTCATTGCTGTACCGTTGAGATCTTCCAGTACTGACTTCGGCACGCTTTGCGCAATCTGTACCCGCAAGAGCACAAATCCGGTCAGCGCGTCGATCGCCGCGTCGTCTTCGTCCGGCGTAGTTGCTTTCGCAACGTCGTTGGGCGAAATAAAGATAACCTGCTCTTGCCGTTTACCCGACTTCCCTACGACGTTCTCCGCGACCGGCTGATTGGTATCAATGCCGTCGCTAAAACGTACAACGTAAGAAATCTTGGCCGACTTATCGGCTACCGTATTGGCGTTACGTGTCAAAACGCGTAAAGCGCGTACCGCCTTATTCTTCAGCTCGTTATCAGCAGAAGACGCGTAGCTCCCGAGCCCGGCCCCGAAACCGATGCCTGTGCTGCGGAACGTGCTGCGAAACAGCCGGCTTGGCGAGTAATCGCTGTACCTGCTGTAATCGAAGCTGTTTCTACGGTACCAGCGCGAGTCCGAGTCATCGAAAGCTTCGCGGTACGAATACCGGTCTGCGTCCGCCTTCTCAGTTCCGCTGACTTCGCCGGTGGGTTCGCGATCGAATTGATCCCACCAGCTCAGCTTCTTCTTTTTCTTTGCCGATTCGGCTGTGTTATCGTCGCCGTCGACGGGCTCATCCCAGATGGAGTGGAAGTTGTCCCAACCCATATTAGGCTCCCTTCTTTGCTTTCTTCTCCGCTTCAGCCGCGAGCAGGTCGCCGAACTTGCCCTGAATAATATTCTGGACACGGATCCGCTCGCTGTCGTCGTCGCCATCAGCCGAGAAGTGGTTGATGATGGTGAACGTCAGGGTATCCACGCCGCCGATTGCGAAGTCGTGAGCGGCAGCAATCAGCTGGCGCGTCGACATGCTATCGGTCAGCGAGGCAGTCAAACCAGTCGCATCTTCGCGAATCTTATTTGCCATCTGCACGAGCCGGGTGGCGATCTCTTCGCTCACGCCTACGCGCTTCATGAGCAACTTAATCTCGTCCTGCTCACCGAGGTAGGTCAGCTCGACGGCGCGGGGGAAGCGGTCACGAATGGCGCGGTCAAGCGCAGACGTGCCGGTATAGCCAGCGCCCTCGTTCATAGAGGCGAAGAACACTGTGCCGGGGCCGACACAGATCTTATCGCCCTTCTCCTCGAGATAGGTAAACCGACGAGCGTCGAGCAGCGGCATCAGCGTGTTGAGCAGATGCGGATTTGCACGATTGAGCTCGTCGAGCAGGATCACGTGGTTACCGGCCGACACAGCCTTGACGAACTGGCTCTCGTGCCAGAACACTGTGCCTTCACGGGCGGACTTGTAGCCGAACCAGTCACGAGCCTCGCGCAGATTTGCGCAGTCCATGATCAGCAACGGAAGCTTGAGCCGAGCAGCGAACTGAATCGCGAGCTCGGTCTTGCCGCAGCCGTGAGGGCCGACCAGCTTTACGTTCTGCGGGCAGTTCTGTCGCGAGATCTGGAGGATCTTGAACAGATTCCCGACGTTATCGTTAATGATGTACGTCTCATCAGGCTTCGGCAGGAACACGCCGTTCATGTCGGTATCAGTCTCGGCTTCAGCAGCCACAGAAGCCACGCGCAGCGTAGCCGTACCGCCCTTGTTACCGCTCATCTTGCCAAAACCGAAATCAGTCGTCGTTGCCATCTTCAGGGTCTCCCGGGGTGAATCATCCTCTTCGTCGGCTTCTTTCTTTTCAGACGTCGGCGCCGGTTCTGGCGTCGGTTCAGCGCTGGGTGCCGCAGTAGGTGCGCTAGTCTTCGTATGCCACCATCCACCATCGGGGTAGTCGTTCAAGATATTATTTAACGTCTTACGGTTGCGTTCGATGATCTCCGCGATCGTAAAAAGCGCTTCCCGCGAGCCGGGATTAATCGCTAAATTCGCTAACTGTTTAAGCAACGCGTTCCTCATCGCGTCGACTGCCGGAGTGCTTGCTCCAATACTGGCGCACATTCGTAATACAGCTTCGGCAAACTTTTCGGTAATATCGCTCGGGGCGACGGCGTAGTCGCTGCTGAGCACGAGCTCCACTGCGCCGCGGGCAATGGCGGTGCGGGCAGCTTCGGCAGAATTTATCTTTGCGGCATCTTCACTGGACATAACGCCGGCGTAGAAATCGCAGCCGTTGTACACGTGGCTTTCGTGGTTCTTGGCGGGCTTGCCGCGCGTACTGGGTCCGAGGCCGACAGCGGTTAAACGGCTGGCTGGGGCGATACCGGGTTCCGTGTTGAGCGCAAGATAGAGATACATGGGTCTACTTCTTGTTGGAGGGACTGGGTCATTGAGTCATGCGGTATTCGCGCATGACTGTCAAGCATCAAACAAAAAACCCCGGCGCAAGATCACCGCTTTTGGCAGTGAGAGCTTGCGCCGGGGCCACCACAGGAGACGTTTGCTGGCCGCGCTCAGTCGCGGTGGCTCAGCCTATTGCACATGTTGAGCAGCTTCACAGCGTGCTCGTAGCCGCCAGAGGCGTGCATGAAATCCGCAGCCGCGTCGAGCAGCTTTTCGGTTTCAGCCAACCCAGCCGGCGCCGCAGCCGCTTCCGGAGCACGTCGCTTCAGCAGCGCCCGACTCTTTTCCGCTTCACCGTTGTTGACGGCTGGGGCGGTTGCGGCTGTCTTCTTCTTAGCGCCGGCACCAGATCGGAGCGGCGGGATGCCCATGTTACGCAGCGTGATCGACACCTGCGACGCATTTACCTCGACACCGCGCTTCTTCAGCACCTCGATAATATCCCGAGGGCGGAGTTCAGCGCCTGCCTTCTTCTTTGCCTCGATTACTTCACGAATCGACTCAGCCTTGGTCTTACTGCCGTCGGCTTTAGTTCTAGCCATTTTTCTACCTCGTGTTGCTGTTGCGCTATCTTCGTCCGGGGCAACATTTTCCGGATCGTCGTCCTCCGACTCCTCGTCAGAGTCCTCTTCTTCTTCATCGTCATCGTCGCCCGCGTCCGCCTCATGCTCAGCGGTAACCAGCTCGTCTTCTGACTCATCCGACGTTTCTTCTTCGGACTCATCTACTTCGACGTCATCCTCGAGCTCTTCTGCGGCGGCGGCACGTTCTTCTTTTTGCCGACGCAAGTAGCGCTCACAGGTTTCGTCGTTTTCGAGACTATCTTCCCAGCAACTTTCTGCTTCTGTCATGTTTGTCTGCCTAACCATTTCGGCCTCCGTTTATTGCAGCTCCACCGCGCGGTGAAGAACACTGATGGTCAATAAACCATACGCGCTATCTTTACGCGTTTCAACTCGCCGTTCCCAGCACCGTATCAGGCGTAACTGTAGGTTCTGGGATAAACGAAAAATAGAACCTCGGGCTATCGATAAAGGCTACAGTTCCTCTCGTGCCGTCTTTTTTACGGATTACGTGGACACGTGGTCCGTCGAAAAACTGAACGCCAAAATCACGCAATAATTCTGCGTCTGTCCACGTTTCGCCATACTTTTCATGAAGATCGCGCAAGACGTCTTCTGGCTCGCGTGCGGCGTAATAGTCCCGAAGTGTCGCTACCAACATCTGATCTTCTGATAGATCTGTAGGCATTGCTACTCCGAGGGGTTGTTGTCGGCCGGGCGCGCTAGCTGCTGGTTTATTTCGTGCAGCTCGACAGATTTGGCTTTGATCTCTGCAACGAGATTCGCCGCCATACGGTCAAATGCCTTTATTTGCGTGACCATGTCTTTATGCACGTCGACGCTGAACGCGGCAATACGGCCCAGCATTTGCAAAAGTCCGCTTAGGTACGGCGCTTGCTCATCCCGTAACCTTAAAATTCCCGTCGGGACATTCTCAAGTTGCGGTGCCCATAACGGAATCACGGCAACTGCTTGCAGCTCTGGAATCTTTGCGATAGCGCCTTCTGCAAATACGTTAGCGCTCGAAAAAAATGCCAAATCACAAGCGAGTTTTTCGGACTCAATGGTCGAGCCCGTCGGTTCCGATGGTGTCTGCTGGCTCATACTGCATCCTTGTTGGTAGAAGGCCGTCTATCAGATTAGAAGCCCGCGTTGCTGCGAGTCCGAATACGATAGCACGTACACCAACAGATGCAATACCGCCAAAATAATCCGCTAGATACAAGACCAGAAACAAATAAACCGGGATGTGGTAACTTTTGCAAAACGGACAATTCAACAACTCCGTCCACAGCGCTCGAAATGAGCCGTGTTTTGCGACATCCTGTATCGCCTGCGCGTACGCTCTGGGCGTGGCAAATATAGAGCCTTTGTGCCACACTTCAATAATAGCGCCCGTTGCGAGCGTAACTGTAATTAAATCGACAAGCTTGTCCATAAGCTCACCTTCTGCGGTTGCGCCGTTTAGCGGCTGTATCCGCGCCGTTTGTAAGAACGAGTCCGAAATAAATAGCACACAAGGCTGATATTACGCCCGTAAAGCCAAGCATAGGGAAGCAAATGATGGATGCAACTAACAAAAGTCCTGCAAAACCAACAAGCGTCCCGCCATCAGTGTCTGACATGATACAGCACCCGCCGAAAGAAATCATACAACGGCTTGCCCGGCGTATAGCGTTTGCCGTCGCAAATTGGCAATTGGGCTTGATATATTCATTAGTTTGTGCAATCCTAGGCGTGTACGCACCAGCAGCAAGCCGGGGCAAGCTTTTATTACACTTACCCCAGCTTGCGCTTTAATTACGCGTCGTCTGAAGTGAGTAGCTTAAAAAGCCCGAAACCCAGCTGGCATAACCCTAACGCTAAAGCACAAACGCCGAAAACCAGTGTTTTGCCTGTAAGACCTATTCCGTCCTCCAGCCACTGCAGTTCTGCGTCATCCTCGTTGCGATAGTAGTTGCCGTCTTGGTACCTACCCATATGTCACCAAATATGTTGCAGGATCTGGCCCTGCCGCCCGAACACGCGTTTGAAATACCCAACAAGGGAGTTCACTCGCTTGTCCATGAGTTAATGTCGATCGACTGCACCGACGCGCATTCCTTTAGCGCTCGGTCAGCTTTGCTTACTGAATTGGCAAGTCAAAAGTTCTTTCCATCCTTGGAGCCAATTCTTCCGCTCGTATTAAATTTGAACGGTAAACCGTACTCGTTAATTGACCATTACCCGTTCGCTCCGATGTTCAGATTGCTCATGCCTAAAAACATGGTGCTGAAAACCGGACGTCAGGTCAGTAAATCCACATCGTTATCAGCTCACGGTGTTGTCCTTTCTAATTGCATTCCGTTTTTTAAGACTCTCTACGTCACGCCGCTGTTTGAGCAGATCCGGCGTTTCAGTAATAACTACGTGCGTCCGTTCATTGACCAGTCGCCCGTGAAGAGCCAGTGGTCAGGTACGGATACTGAGAACAACGTGCTGCAACGTTCATTCAAGAACAAGAGCATCATGTTGTTCAGTTTTGCGCTGCTCGACGCCGACCGTGTCCGAGGCGTGAGCGCAGATCGAGTGTGTTTCGACGAGGTTCAGGATATGGACCCCGATCACATTCCGATTATTCAAGAAACGATGTCATACAGTCGTTTCGCCATGACACATTTTACAGGCACGCCGAAGTCCATGGATAACCCATTAGAGGGGTTATACAAGCGCTCGAGCGGCGCAGAGTGGTTTATTCCGTGCGAGTCATGTCGGCACTGGAATATCCCTTCAATCGATCACGACCTCGACGCGATGATCGGTGACTACAACGTACACATCTCGGAGAAATACCCCGGGACAGTTTGCGCAAAATGCCGTAAGCCAATTAATCCGCGGCACGGGCGTTGGGTTCACAGGCATCCAGATCGGCGCTGGCAGTTCTCCGGGTATCACGTGCCTCAGCTGATTCTCCCGCTGCACTTCTCCGACCCCGAAAAGTGGTCAACGCTGCTGCTCAAGCGCGAGGGCTTCGGCAACATGACGCAGGCTCAGTTCTACAACGAAGTTTTGGGCGAATCGATTGACTCGGGTCAGAAACTAGTAACAGAAACAGAGTTAAGAGCCGCATGCCAGTTAGAGTGGGAAAACAAAAAAGAACCAGATCAAAAATGCTTAGACACACTAAACATGTACAAACATCGTGTGCTAGCGATCGACTGGGGCGGCGGTGGAGAAGAGGGTATCTCATTCACAGTCCTTGCGTTGCTCGGGTTCTCTAGCTCCGGCACGATTGACGTATTGTGGGGCAAACGGATTGTACTCGGCGCCGACCATCTTGCGGAGGCGGTAGAGTGCATGAAGTGGGCGGAGCGCTTCCGTGTGGATTACGTGGCGCATGACTATACAGGCGCCGGCACTGTACGCGAAACAGTTATGGTGCAGGCAGGCTTTAATCTAGACAAAGTCATGGCTGTCCGGCTTGTACGCGCCGCTAGTCAGGACATGATGGTATTTAAGCCGTCTACAGCCATTAACCATCGGCAGCATTACTCGCTGGATAAAACGCGGTCGCTGCTGTATACCTGCCAAGCGATCAAGCTTAAGCAAATTCGCTTTTTTCAGTATGACTGGGCATCGCAAGATAACCCCGGACTAATCGCGGACTTCCTCGCTCTTGTGGAGAACAAGGCCGAATCGCGACTAGCCGGGGATATCTATACGATCACGCGGAACACGCTACTGAGCGACGACTTCGCGCAGGCTGTAAATCTTGGTTGCTCTGCCGTGTGGCACATCAACAACGCGTGGCCCAACTTTGCTGAAATTGCCGGTATCGGCGCGATCAGCTCTAGAGCCGCCGTTACTGAGAATCCAGACAACTGGGACGATCACGACATGGACAACCGGTTCTTCGGCGTGCCCTAGTCTTGGCAGTCTTCGTACAGCTTGACGATATTGTCGAAGCCGTTATTGTCAAAATCCGGGTTAGAGGTTTTGTCGTAATCGATGTTCACGCGTCTGCCGCGTTTTGTAATTACGACGGGTATCGCGCTGGTCACGATCTTCGGCACGTAATTACGCGCTTTTTCAATTATTCCGGCGCTGCTTATCAGCGGCGTAGTCATTTTGATCATACGCCGAGCATCCTGACAGTCGAAACAGTAGTTTGCGCTGAGCGGCTTTGGTTGGCCGCAGGCGCATACCGCTAAGCGACTAATGCTTTTCGGCGGTTTTGCTATCTGTGCTTGTTTACGCCGCTCAAGCCAACGCTCGAATTTCTGTACGCGGGGCTCGATTTCGCAAGTCCCGCGCAACTCGCGCGCAGCTTGCGCAATCACCATCCGCGGCAACTCGCTTCGGATAATGGCGTCTTCTAGCTTGCCTTTAAGCCGCTCGACCAGTCTATATTTACGGCTTTGCGCCTCGTTCCATTCAGCGTGCCATTTAGCGTAGCACACCTTGCACATGTTGGCGGTATAGCCGCTTTGCTCGCGGGGTTTACCGCAAGCGCAGTGCCCCAGTTTTTTACCAGCCTCGTATTTACGGTCGCGTATTTTGTTTATACGCGAGATTTCTTTGTCGCCGGCGCGATTTACGCGTTTGATGCGATTGTCGATTATCTGCTTGAGCTTTGCGATCTTTTCTAGTTGTTTGCTGTCTGTCATGAGCTCCTCCTTGATTGCTCGTGTGCTGCTTACCGCTTACCGGCGATAAGCTGCGCCTCGATCAGCGCAGAGTCGTAACGGCCGCGGGCAAGGATTCGCTGCACAGCTGCTTGGCGTACGGTAGCGAGATAGTCGTTGTACACCTTGTCGGTATTGGCTACGGCTTCCGCGCTGCTGAACGAATGCGGCTTACTGGTCATGGGGTTGTCGCCGGCTGCCATGATGCGCTGCACGGCTTCCATCTTGATCTTCGCCCGCCCATCCTCGAGGCTCATCTCGTTGGACACGGCTTCGGCCAAAGCCTCGGTTGCCTTGGCGATGTTGCTGAGAAGGCTGGTCACTGTTGCGTCGCTGGTCATGGATATCTCCCTAGTTGATGGAACCATTGAAACGATCTAACGGATTTTCAGGGTCACTCGCCCCGAACTCGGAGAAGCCGAGCCGTCTAAATACTTTGGCGATGCGCCGATTAGTTTCTTCTTCCGGGTTACCGACAACAAGCTTAAATGTTTTACTGTCTTTGTCGATTTCGAAGATGCTTTGTGTGCCGGGTACGGCCCACGCGGCTTTATTTATTAGCAGGCGCATCATGTGCTCCTGCCATTCAATGTCTTTGCGGCTAGGTTCCCAATTTGTAGCTGGGATCATTGTTTCTCTTTTCAGTTAGAGGCACACACCGATCGAGCAGCCTAGCACTGATTGGCTAGGCGTCAATGTGCGGATAGCTGTTTGCGCAGTTCACGTAGCTTCACACAGCAACACGGTTTGACATCCGCATTGCTTGGCTACGTTCACAGCTTCAGGCGCGTATACGGCAACTGGCCGTACGCGGGAAATTGCGCCAGAGGTAATCAACGCCTGCATACCAAGGCTAGCAAAACCTCGCCGGCGGTATTCTTGATCTACGAAACACTCGACTGTCTGGACGGTAATTGTCTCGCCCTTGAACTTCTCGGGCCAAGGGCGCGTGCCGACCCAGCCAACGAGAACGTCATCGCACCAGACGAGCGCCATCGTCATCTCTGGATGCGGGCCCGGTTCTGGCGTGACGTAACGCTTTTCGATCTCTTTGCGTATCGAGCTGGCGCTTTCTGAGTCCGGCCACGACAAGCGCGTATAGATAGCCGTGACGTCGATCAGGCCGAGCTTGTTTATGTCTTTGACGGCAATCCGGAAATCCATGGCGCGTCCTCCGTGACGTACCTTAGATTTTAACAAAGCCGGTGGCCGGGAACGATCCGGCGACATTCAGTTTACAAAACTGACGCTCTACCAACTGAGCTACACCGGCAAAAGATCAATCGTCTGCGCCGTCAGCGTCGTAATCTGCCTCGTCGTCGTCAAGATAAGCTGGGTCTTCGTCGTCTTCTTCTTCGTCGTCGTCTTCGCCGTATTCCCAGTTTAGGTCATCGTCGGCGTCGTCCGCGGAATCATCGTTTTCGTCGATGTACCAGTCTACATTTGTTTTGATGTAGTCCTCGTCGTCATCGATGCTGTCTTCGTCATCCTCTTCTTCGTCGTCGTCAACAAACCGCCACTCTTCGTCGATGAAATCCTCGTCAAAGTTGTCGTCGCGCTTGGCGGCAACAATAGGATCACACCAACCAGCCCAGTAGTGACCGTATACCCGCGACATATCCGACTCCTTAGCCGACATTTTTTACGTCCTGCGTTTCTGATCCGGGCTCTCTAAACGTATCGCACCAGTCGCGGCGTAACAGTAAACCGTTTGATTTGTTTATTGTGCTTTCGCCGGCAAATACACCCTGTTTAACGAAACAGTTTAACAGAGCATTCCAATTCGGAACAATCCCGCTTTTTTGCTCTAGGTAGTTATTTATGGCTTTTCTATTGAGCCACCAATGCTGCCTATTGCGGATGACGTAGCTGGGATTCTGCTTGGACGTTCTGGGCCGCGGCAAAACGCTGATATCGCCGGCTGTAATGGCGTTGTTTAACTCTGTCATTAATACAACATGCGCGTGTTCAGGTGTGATTATTACTCGTTCTGCGGCGGCTAGGTTAAAACTGGCGCCGTACGTGTGCTCCAGCCATTTGTGCAAATCGCGCAAAATAACGAGCACTAAAGGCACGCCCACCTTTACCGGCAGCCTGTCCCGCAAGACGTGCTGAATATACGCTGGGATGACAAACTGCATTGAAGAGACGTCTGTTGTTTTGTCTGGGAGCGCTGCCGGCGTTATCCCGTACCAGTCGAAGCTGAGCGCGCTGACGATGCTTTGCGGCAGCACGCTGAACATCGTCGGGCTGTGTGCGTACTTGATAATACTGGCGCTAAGCCCTCTATCGTTGTCATTAATTTCTGATACCAGCGTCGGCCATCGTACTAGCTGGACTGCCCGCATTACGCCGACCGAGTTGTTTCTGTACGGCGCGCCAATCAAAACGCTATCGCAGCCAAACTGTGTCGCAAATACAGAGAACGTATCGAATACGGTTTTCTCGAGCACAAAGCTCTGCGGACTTGCGGCAACTGCTGGCGCTACCATACTGGCCAAAGTCGCGGCTGTAAACGCCCACAGGCCAGCGTTTTCGTGCGTCGGCGCCAGTAAGCTGTGAATTGCGTGCGGCGCTGCCAGTTCTGGCGGTGGCATATCGAGCGGATTTGCTGCGCATAGATCCGGGCACGGCGCTGGAACGACAGTCCCATCCGTCTTAATCGAGTAGCGACGGAACTGGAACTCTTTTGTCCGCTCATTCCAACCGGGCGCGCTAGAGATCGAGAGTATTTGCGGCGGGTGGAGCGTGAGTGCAGTGGCTAGCGACCGCAAATTCCATTGCCGCATAAACAGCGCCAGCTCGCCGTGAGTCGCCATGTGCTGAGTGGCGTAATTCAACAGGCCGAGACGTTCGACTACAGTAGAGCGCTCAAAAAACGGATAGGCGATGTCTTCTTTCTGTATATAGCCTTCGTAGTATTTGTCTTCTGTGTCGGTATGAATGATCTTCGTGACGATTGGCGTGCAGTTTGTGAGTTGCTCGCCTGTAGTTGTGTACCACTTGTTGTCGCGCTCGATGACGGTCTTGGGGCGGTACTTGATGTTGTCGACGCCGTGATGCGGTACGACTTTTTCAAGCACGCGCTGGATTGCGTCATGAGACAGCGGCGTACGGTCTTGTAGAAAGCGCTGCAGCTTATCTCGGTCGATATTGAGCTCGGCGGCAAACGCTTGGGCGGCCAGTCCGTTGTTTGTCTTAAACACCTGCTCAAGCGAGTCCTGCCATGTTTTTGCGTATCGGCATATATTCGCAAGGCGGCCTACGGTTTTTGCCGGCATGTCAGGCAATGGCGAGCGCCGGTCTGGTGGCGTGCAGACGTATCCTCTCGCCGCGGCAGCTTGAGAAATCAAAGCTGGCGTGACAGCGCGGCTTGAGAAGAACCGGCGGGTGTGCGGGAACAGCAGCAGGTTTATGCTGTAGCTAGACGCTTCTTTGCCGTCATAGCTGGCGCAGATGGGCAGCAGGCTATGGCCGTGGCGCAGTTGCGTAGTCTGCGCCTTGAGCGCCCAGAGCGGGTCATCGACAATAAAGTACGAATGCTTAAGCGCAGGATTTTCTGGCAGGAGAGCCGTCTGTAATAAATAGTATCCTGCGTCTGTCTTAACTCGCCCGCTCCGGCTTGTCGTAATAAATGCCCGCTGGGTTGTTAAATCTTCGCCGGGCTGTAGTAATAAAAAGCCGCTGTGTCGTTGCGGCAGATCGTAATACGGAAATACGATAACAGCCGTCTTGGCGAAGTTGGTTGGAAACGCTCTCGCCACCGACCCGCATAATTCGTCGACCTGTTTTGGGTGCGCCACTCCGACAAGTCCTTCACACGGAATCTCGTTGGATACGCCTAATTCACGCAATTTGTAGGCTATGGTTACGTCGTCATGGTCCCATAGCTGTTTTCGGGCCGCCGTCCAGAACTTCTCGGCCGCCGTCGTACGTTCTATGGTCTTGGCTAGCCGGCTAACTTCGTCAGCGTCGTTTTTGCGGGAGCACAGCCCCTTTTCGTCGAATCGGGCGAGCGTTTGGACCGGGTTTAGCTTCCAGATCTGCGCTGCGAATGTTATGATATTTCCATGAACCGAGCAGGTGTCGCAGGCTAACCAGATATCTTCTCGGGCTGTGTCGTCGTAACAATACAACGTCGATTTGCCACAAAACGGACAAGACAGCACGGCGGGAAAAGACGTATTTTCGTCCGCAATGCCCATAATCATTAGGGCACTCACGTGACTGTGTCTTCCGATAATGGAGCTAAATAACGTCATGAATACTCTGGATCACACCCGCGATATCAGTGGCCGCGAAACTCACCGTCTGCTCTCTTTATACCCTGCCCCTGATTTTGTTAAAAGCGCCGACCATGAGCGCCTGCACGGGAATCCTGAGAAAATGGCGCGGCATTTATACGCCGAGCCGCACAAGAAGCTTTATCCTTGCCACACAGCCCCGGCCACGTGGATGTCCGCCCTCTGGTTTGCCGAGAAGCGGGCCGAGTTCGACACCAAAACCGCCGAGGCCATCGAGGAGCGGATTGTCTCTGCCGCCCGGTATTTTGGCATTGCGACAGCCGTAACGGAAGTGACCGAGAAGGTGGCTGCCGCAAATACCACGTCTTTAAATAGCCTCCCCGACGAGGATTTTGCAATTGTATGGCGGGCTGACTCCGGCGAGGTAGAACGCCATTGGCCGCTCCGGAACGCGACCGAAGTTAAATTTGCCTCGGCGCATTTCCACAAGTACCGCGACGAGTTCGTGTTTGCCGACCGGTATAAGATCGCCAACAAGATCCTCGACAAGGCTACGGCCTACGGAGCCGATATAAGCGCCGCTGAGGGCTGTCTGGACGCCGCTGCCGGTCGTGGACTTTGCGCCGTCAAAGTAGCCGCTGAGCTTATTCGTGGCCGTGCGCAGCTCGTAAAGCGCTCCCACGCGGCCCTGAGCGCCGAAATGGCTAAACTGGCCGATCTGGTCGAAAATAGCCCGCTCGAGTCCGCCCGGGAGGAGTTCCGGCTGAAACTGGCCGGCATCGTTGACCAGTTCGACCGGGATACCAAGCTCCAGCGCCTTTATGAGAACGGCGGGCTGGACCGCCCCGAAGACGTATTATTTGCGATTACCGAAAAGGCAGCTCGCGACTTTATGTCGGGCCACGTGGAGACGACCACTGGCAACGTGTACGACCTTGCCGATCTGGAAAAGCTGGCCGTTGACGACCTCCGCGACGTGCTGGGCGACGACTTTGCTGACGCCGTGTCTGCCGGCGGTGTCTATACCGACCGAGATAAGCTGGCGGCTATTGTGCCGACGCTGGACCGCGGGATGGCGGCTATGCTCGATCGCCTGATGGTCGAGAAGTCCGCCGGGTCGCCAATTACCGGCCCCGAAGCCGAACAGGGCTTGTTATCGCTGGAAGCCCTGTTCGACTATGCCGCTGAGGAAGACGACTAAGCTTTATTTGCTTTGTTATCTTTGCCGATTTTAGGCCGTTGCGCCCGATGATCGAATTTCATCTTGGCGATAAGCTCTTTACGTACGATCGTCGTTTCGGCCGGAGCGTCGATGCCGATTTTAACGGCGTGGGGTAGTATTTCGACGACTGTGATCTTGATGTTGTCGCCGATCATTATGACCTCATCACGTTTTCGCGCTAAAACAAGCACGTTGTTTCCTATCTAGAAAGAGACGCTGCAAGCGTTTTAACTACGGCACCAGTAGCGCCGTTTCGCAGCTGGAGCGCCTGCAATTGCCCCAGCAGCATTTGTACCTTCGCTCGAATGATATCGTCCACCTCGGCAGCTTTCCCGGCCTCAACGTCGTAGACGGCGTTGAACATGTCCGGGTCGTCTGAGAACTCATTTGCCGCATCGGACACGTTGGCTTTACGCAGGGCGATCTTAAGCACGTCCGGCGCGTTGATAATGCCTTCCTGATCCAGCACGGCTCCGATATAGGCTCTGATCTCGTCGCTGAAAGGGCCGTCCTGATCGTCTTCAGGCGGCGAGAGCAGCAGCCCCTCTGTAAGCCCCCACGCCACTTCAGAGCTATCTGCCGGGTCGAACATGTCTGGCCGGTAGGTGTCACCACTGAGCACGTTGCAGAACATTACGAAATCGGGCAGGCTGCGGTAGAACGAGTCCGATGTGACGATGTTAATAGCCACGAGAAGCTTGTCTAACGACGCCTGCGGCAGGTCGACGTCAAACTCCTCTTCGACCTCCAGCGTAATTGTGGCGGGATCCCACTGGAGCCCCTCGACCCCGAACCTATCCAGAAACACCGTCAGCAGAACGCTCGCGAACGTCTGCGGGCTCTTCCACATCGCTTTGAGCATCGGGTCGTTTGCCATGATGATACCGCTTTGTTATTTGATGTCTTCCGCGCCTATACAGCTCAGTCAGATTATACGAAATAGTCTCCATAGGCGGGACGGGTATCTGGGTTAAGGTCTCCCCGGTCTCGAGGTTTAAAAATCCGGTATTCTCGGTCCACGTGCAGTATTGCCCGTCGGCAAACACTATCTGGGCGAACTCAGAAATACCCGCGTTTCGAGCATAGGCTGACTCGCTCAGAATAAGCTCGCGCTGCTCGGCAGACAGAAACGACAACCGCATAAGCATGTCTGCGGTTAATACGCACATCAGCAATTCTGGCTGTATTTCGTCGTCCGGATTGGGTAATTGTTGATTAGCTAATTTAACGATATTGCGTAACTGCAACTTGCTGAGTTTTACGGTCTCGGTTACCATACGCCAAGTAACCGGTTTTTCTTCCTTGGAGGTTTCCATGATTTCTATCCTTGACGATTTAACGCGGGTTGCCAACGGTCGCGCTGAGTTCGTTGTTGCCAGTAAGAGTATCGAGGAATTGCTGTCGGCTGCAACTTCAAATTCTGTAATTCAGAAAGCAGCTGAACACGGGCTGCATCGTCCGGGCGTATCGAACGCTAGCGGGCCGTACCCGGTAGACGCCGAGGGTAAGACCGATGACGATCTCATGCTTGGTAAGCGCGGTCCCGTAGATGGTTACCGCCGTGACTTCACAGTGCTGGCCTCAATCTAGCCGTGCTCGCTGCCGAACTTCCGGATGTGCGCCAATCGTGCAGCATAAAACTGCGCGATTGGGCGCGCTATCCGGTTAAAGTTACTGACGATATCTGGTAGCACAATCTCTTCAAAGATCTTCTTGAGCGTCGCCTCGATCTCGTCGATGTCGCTGACGCGGTATTTATTCTCTGCCGCCTGCATGGTTACTTTGCGCAACTCATCAGAGTGATCGAGCAGAATCTGCAGGTATTTAGGACATAGAAAGTGGGCGTCGCAGCCGTAGCGTTCCATTGTCCGCAGGGTTTCCTGTGGCGCGCTAAATATCGGCTTGCCCTTATCGGGGTCTTTCTTGTCAGCGCTTTTTGCGTCTGGCTCCCGGATCTGTCGGAGATCCCAGCCGTACGCAGCGATGTCGTCATTTGGCGCCGGCATGACGTACGCCGGCCTTGGTCGGGACTGTTTTTCAATCGTGTGCTTTTTGGCCATAATCTTCCCAATAGCTAAGAAAAATCCTGATAGGTACGACTGGGTCTGTTGTACCGCGACAATTTGCAAATCATAAAAGAAGTGCAAATGTCGCGGTACAAACCTAGACACTTAGCGTGAATCAAGCAATGTCCGCACCAGAATTCAGGCACAGACAAAAGAAATAGTGGTCGCACTGCATGGCGACTAGACCGGCCTCATCCTCGGGAACGTCCTCGAGGATACGATCGCGAATCCACCGGTACTGCCTTAATTGGCTTTCCGGGTAGGCCTGTTTAGCGGCCGGCAACTGCTTCTCGACAATCAAGTCAATCCGTTGAATCGTCTGAGCTTCGAGCGCGAGCATATCTCCTCCGTGGCTAAGCAGCGTCAATAACAATAGACGGACTACTTAATATGCCGCGATTTTGCGGAAAATTTAGCTCAGAACGTAGTGGTCGCGATCTGGCCAGAAACAGTGGCGAAAACGACTTTCACCTGTTTGGCGTCGAGCAACTGCTTTAACTCGTTCTTCTTGTCTTGGCTGAGCCCTGACAGGCACATCTTGATATTCGCGAGCGCTGCCCGTTGAGCGGCTTCGCGTTTACGCGCGCATGTGCCACAACCGCCTCCAGACTGCGGCTGTACAATTGCTTGCTGATTTTGCAGGCAAGGAATTGCTGCGGTAAATCTAGGGTCGCGTACCATGCTAGCAATCGTGCTGTCTTCAATAACGACTATTTCGTGCATATTACACCTGTGCGCTAGAGCTGCTTGAACTGCTAGACCGTGAAGAGCTTGAGCTGCTTGAACTGCTAGGCCCCGAAGAGCTGGAGCTGCTCGAGCTAGACGAGCTGCTTTCTGCCGGTCTTGGCCCGATCCAAAGCTCGCCAGCTGGGTAAACACGGTCGGTTATGTCGAGTGATTGCTTGAGCTGGTGGACGTCCGACGCCGTGTCGCGAATAAACGCGTACACCTCTGTGCGTGAGCGCAGTACGACGTCTACGTAAGCCAGCCGAAACCACTCCGGCCTTTTAGCTGGTAACGGCTCGTCTTCTGGGAACTCTTCCAGATCGCTTGGTGAGCATACATGGTTAAACTCACCTGTGCGTTCTGTGGCGCCCGGCTGCAGCGGCATCAGCAAGTACGCAAATATCTTGTTGGGCATATCTACCGCGTCTGACGTCTCAATACGCACGCGAAGCCCGTCGGTGCCGTTGTAGTAATAACGGCTAACGGACCACGTCAGTTTAATACGCCGCGAGGCCGACAGCTCGCCCACCATGATAGGCATAGGCTGGTTGGCAAAATTATCACCGAGCGCGTCATCTAACGCGGCGATATCGTTATCTGCCGGTAATTTATTGCAGTCCATTTGGTATGTTCAATTTCTTGAGTTTGTGTGAGTGCGCCTTTCGCGAGGCCGCTATTGCGCGATTTACGAGCACGCGCCCGGCTAAATCAATAAACGGGAGACCGCGTTTTTGCGCTTCTTCCTTTAGCCAGCTTACGATTAAATCAACATTTTGCTCGCACCAGTCTACGCCCATCGCATCCATATGACGCGCCTTTGCGTTACAAGAACACGTAGGCGTAGCTGTAATACCAATTCTACTTAAAAACTTCTTTAGCTGCGACCCCGGACCCGTATTGTCCTGCGGTATCTCAAACGGATTTTGCACGTTCGCCAGCGTAGGATCAACATATGCCGGTGCGGTCGTATACCCCGGCGCCGGCGGAATACCGGCTAAATTGGCGCCCACATTTGCGGCTACGGCGCCGAAGGTTTTTCCGGTAATAGGCGGCGAGGGCTGCGGTACGCTATCTATTAGCGCCTGTTCTTCTGCGGTGTGGCTCGCTTGCGGCGTCTTGTTGTGCGCGCAGCCGGCTTTAATGTTTGCTAGCACTTGCGGCCACTGTGCCTCGGCTACCGCGGCCGCCATCCCAACCATGTGACCGCATAGTTTGCACTTTTTGCACGTAAAGTTTCCGGGCATTGCGCAGGGAGTGGTTTCAAAATCGCAACTCATTTTGCAGCGCCTTTCGTGTTAATTGCTCAGCATTATTTTGCGCGCATATAGTCAAAATTGCAATACTGCTTTGGTTTTATTGGCAGCGCGGAAACGGGCCTACTAATGTGCCAAATGGCTGCCCGGGGGTCACCGTGGTGTTGATCGTGCTCGGGCACGAGCCGCTGCTGCAATCTGAGCTGAACAACTCGTACCGGCCGCCACCGCCGGGGATACTGCTCCACATGTACGTACACGCGTTCCGCACTTCGCCGGAATCGGTGTTGCACGTCGCAGTGCCCGCGTCAAAGGTCGCGACACCTGTCGTTCCGTTGCAGTACATGCGCGCGGAGCCTGTTTTGCCGAACGTAGTCGTAGCGACGTACCCGGAATAAGTATTAGCGGATAACGTGCCGCCGAACGGATACGTACACCCGTTAATATTTGTTACTGGACTAAGCGCACAAGGGCTAGTCCCGCCACCGCCGCTGCAAGCGCTTTGGCATGCGGATAGCGTTGTGTACGTACCGCCAGAACCGGACACTGCGTTACACGAGCCGTTTACGCAGTTGTATGTAGTTGTGACGCCGTTAAAGACACATGTTGCGCTATCTGTGACAGATGTTTGCGCTGTTGTCATATTGCAAACCGCGTCGCATGTTCGGTATGCTTCGCCGGAGTAGTTATTTGCGCTATTTAACGCGCTGGTCTGGGTGTTGCGCGCCTGTGACGGAAAGGCGAACAGGCAACCATTTACGCTGTAAGACTGCGGGGCGCATGTGCAATTTGGATTAAACGGCGTGACTTCATTATAGGCATAGTCGCCGTAGTCTGCGCACGTTGCATTCTTTGCCGCCACGGCGACGTCATATTTCTGGCTATTTTGTAAAGTGAGCTCTAACGACGTCGCTGTTAAACCTGAGCCGCCACTAATCCACGTTGTACTTGTTGTTAATTTGTACCACACGATATACAGTAAACTACCAGTTGGCGTTCCGCGCACAGCCGGTGCGCTCCAGCTTAGCGTTGCTTTGCCGCTACTAGGCGTGGCTGTAAAATTTTGCGGTTCGCTTGGCGTCGTCGCGGGCGCTACAGCTGTGACGGGACTACTTGCCGGACTTGCGCCGTTCGTACTGTTGGCGAGTACGCGATAATAGTAGGTTGTGCCGGGCACCCCAGACGAGTCTACATACGCTGTAGTATTTTGGTCTGTTGTTGTTATTGTTGTCCAAGTCGTGTTATTTAACGAGCGCTGAAGCGTATAGCCTGTAACCGCCGGACCGCCGCCAGAGGTTGCAGCAGTCCACGACAGTGAAATAACTCCGCCACCCGCGCCGGCCCCGTCGCATGCCGCGCTTGGTGTTGCAGTTAATCCGGCTGGCGCGTTGGGTACCAGATTGGTTGTAGTGCCCGGGGCAGACCAGCCGTCGGTCGGCCCGTTGCCGCACAGATTAGTTGCTACAACTTTAAACTCATACGCCGTATTTGGGCTAAGGCCTGTAAACGTGTACGCCCGCACGGTACTGCCGACAGTCGCTACAGTTGTTTCTAGCGCTCTATTGCTGACGGCTCTTCTGTAAATTGTGTAGCTAGTTACGGGTCTGGCGTATACTCCAGTGCCGACAAAGGCAGCTAGCCACGTAATCGAAATTGTCGAGCTCGTTGCTGCGCCAATCGTAACTGGCGCGTAACCGGGCGGGGTCGATACGCCAACGCCTACGGAGTTTCTATGCGTGCCCGCGGGGCCGTTACCGGCTTCGTTAAACGCTATTGCGCGGCAACGGTACGCCAAGCTGTTATATACAGGAGAAAAACGCCCTGTCGTGCCTGTGTATGTCGCAGGATCTGTTGCCCAATTTACGCCGCTATCGCCAGAGCACTGCACCCGATAACCTGTCACAGGCCCGCACGTAGCGCCAACGGCCGGCGCTGTCCAGCTGACGTTAAGCGCGCCAGAGCACGAGGCCGCGAGGGTCGCCGTGGCAGCGCCCGGCGTGCACGGAATATTTACTGCAATTTTTACATCAGCGCTAACAGACGTGCCGCAACCCGCAATAGTCGTGCGTATACGTATTGCGTTACGCACACTACCATTAAATCCTGTGGTTGTGGTCTGATCTAATGTGGCACCAGCAGCGTAAGGTAGTGCCGCATACGTTGTCCAAGTTGCGCCATTATCGGTGCTGCGTTCTGCTGTAAGCGTCGGTACTGGAATACCGGCTGGCAGCGCTGGCGGGCATGTGTACCTTATGGTTACACCGGTGTTGAGCATTGCCGCGCTGATTAGCGCTGCAGGCTGCGGTTCGCCACACGGCGTAACGGCTACCGTGTTGCTCCACGGACTCGTAAAACCAGCGTTATTGACCGCGCGAATCGACAGGTAATAAGTTGCGTAGTTAGTTAAATTGTTTAACGCGGCGGCTCTGTCGCCGGGGGCGCGAACCAGCGTGCCGCCGCCCACGAAGGTAGGCAACGTCGCATAGCGTAATTCAAAACGATTTAACGGCGCGCCGCCGTCTCCGCCTTGCGTCCAAGTAGCGTTCACCAAGGTATCGCCCCCGGTAGCTGAGAGTACAGGCGCTGCAGGTGCGCCAGTGCATGACTGCGCTTGCCATTGCGTTGTTCCGTTATTGCAAATAGCGGTGGCTGTGCCGCTTACAACGCTGGGGGGATTTGTTGAAACGTAATCACGCACTGCATTATGGTTCAATACGTATGTAGTAGCGTCGCCAGTTGTAAATGTGCACGTGCCGTGTGTTGTATTTGCGCCTAAGCAGTTTGAGTTGCATACGACATCTGTAAAACTCATTACGCCACGCAAGCACGTCGCGGTTGCGGAGCCTGAGTACGGCTGGCCTGTGTAGCCGACGCGCGTATTTTGAATGAGAACCGCCGCGCCCGTCCACGGACTCTGCACTTGAACACCGGCTCCTTGCGGGTTAGCAAATACGCAACCGGCTGGGCTTGTGAAAGTTGTGTAGGCGCACGGTAATTCTGTGCAGGTAGTCGTTTGCGTAAACGTAAGCTTACCAGCGCTGCATACGGCTGTTATTTGACCGCTGTAACCGGCTGTGTTTGTATTTATTGTCAGCGTCTGCCCAGCAGTCATAGCCGGAATGTCGTACGCGCACGCTTGATTTATTGGCGCATAGCGTTGCGCTGTGCAGTTGTTTTCTACGCACGTAACGTTTGTGGTTGTAAGCGCTCCGTTATTGCAGCTGACCGTAATGCTGCCGCTATAGCCTGCGGTCTTAGTGGGGCCGGTGTACGTGGAGACACGCCCGCCAAGACCGTTTCTAACGTTCAAGCGCGGAACATCATATTCGCAATTACCGCTTGCCAACACTGTAGCCGCGCAGGGCGTTGGGCAAGTTGTGCAGTCTGGAATAGGCGTCCCGATACCCACAAACGCCAAGCAGTCGCCGAGGTCGGTGCAGACTTTAAACGCTGTCGCGATAAGCGAGCTAGAGCTCGACGATTTGCGCTGTTCTTGGCACTCGCCGGCGGCGCCGGTAAAACCAGCGTTCGCCGTACCGCCGTCTGTTGCGCACGAGCCGCATGTATCGTTCGGTTGCGGCGCCGCGCCGCCTGCACCGCCGTCAACATCGGCGTCGCACGGGCAAAGCGTAACAGGTCCAGCAATATTACTGTTGGCCCCGCGTCCCGCTTCGTTTACGGCAGCAACGCGAAAAGTGTACGGTTTACGGATATCTAGCGTTAGACTTTCGGCGAAGTCGTATCGCGGCCCGCCGAGCGGCGTTGAAGCGGAAACTCTGGTAACTTCGGTCCACGTGCTGCCGTTTTCTGACCGCTCAATAATGTATTCTGTAATCGTACCGCCGCCAGTATCTAGCGATATAGACCATTTCAAATCAACGCATCGAGCATGTTGATCGGCAACGAGACCCTGCGGAGGGCCGGGCACCTCGACGGCGTTGAGCACGGCAATATTGAACGCTTTTTCAGCGTACAGCGCGGCATTGTTCGGCTCTGTCGCGCGTATACGGACTGAGTAGCTATTTTTTGTTTCGTAGTCAAACACTGCATTTGTTTGCAGTTCATTATTTACTATTTTAAACGATGCATTGTTTGTACTGCCGGTTCCCGTGACTAGCGTAAAGTTGGCCGAACCGCGAGTACCGGCATAAACAGAAAAAATTGTACCGACAACTGTTCCAACTGGTCGGTTCTCTAAAACATTGTTGTTAGAAAGTTGTATATCGCTTGGCGCAAAAGAACTGGAACTACTCGAGCGCGAGCTGGAACTACTTGAACTACTTGAACTACTCGAACTACTCGAACTACTCGAACTACTTGAGCTGGAAGAGCTGCGCGAACTACTTGAACTACGCGAGCTAGACGAACTACTTGAACTACTTGAGCTGCTTGAGCTGGAAGAACTACTCGAGCTTGACCGGCTACTAGAGCTAGACAAGCTACTTGAGCTTGATTGACTGCTTGAGCTGGAGGAGCTGCGCGAACTACTCGAACTGTCTGAACTGCTTGAGCTGGAAGAACTGCTTAAGCTACTCGAACTAGACACGCTACTCGAGCTTGACCGGCTACTAGAGCTAGACAAGCTGCTAGAACTAGACAAGCTACTTGAGCTTGATTGACTGCTAGAACTAGACAAGCTACTTGAGCTTGATTGACTACTTGAGCTAGAAGAACTGCTAGAGCTTGACCGGCTGCTAGAGCTTGACCGGCTACTTGAGCTTGACCGGCTACTTGAGCTTGATTGACTGCTTGAGCTTGATTGACTGCTTGAGCTGGAAGAACTGCTAGAGCTTGACCGGCTGCTAGAGCTTGACCGGCTACTTGAGCTTGACCGGCTGCTAGAACTAGACACGCTACTTGAGCTTGACCGACTGCTAGAACTAGACAAGCTACTTGAGCTTGACCGGCTGCTAGAACTAGACAAGCTGCTCGAACTAGACAAGCTGCTAGAGCTTGACCGGCTACTTGAGCTAGACAAGCTACTTGAGCTTGACCGGCTACTTGAGCTAGACAAGCTACTTGAGCTTGACCGACTGCTAGAACTAGACACGCTACTCGAGCTTGACCGACTGCTTGAGCTCGATTGGCTGCTCGAACTACTTGAACTAGACCGCGCGCTTGAACTAGAGCTTGAGCTTGAATTAGAGCTAGAGCTCGAACTAGAGCTAGACGATCCGCAACCGGCATTGATGCAAATGTCAGCGCTAATCGGTGTAAACGGCCTGACGAGCTTTTTGCCGGCTTTATTCGCAAGTGCCGCGTAATATGGCGTTGATTCGTCGGTGAGCCGTAGCACTCTAATTCCGGTGCTAAAATCGTCTGTTTGAATTGTGTACGTAAACGTAAGTTTTCTGGTTCTACCGCCACTAGTTGTTTCTAGGTCGGCGTAGCGCAAATTTGGTAATTCGCCGGAAGTCGCGGAAGAACTTGTCCCGCTTGATGTACTACTTCCCACCACCGGCGAGTTTAAATCTATAACCAATTTTACAGACGAATCAACAACCTGCACAAAGTCTGTAAACGTTAAATTAATAACAAGTACATCGCCTGTGTAGTAGCCGTTAGACGAAACGGAGAGCCGTGGCAAATCTGCGGGCGCAGTCATCAGACCGAGTCGGCGCATCCCTGCCCGCCGTGGCCCGATCCCGGCTTCTGTTTCAACCGGACAGCATGCGCTGCAATCAGGGTACGAACCGCTAAGTTCAATTTTGTATTTACCGTCTTCCCCTTTAACAACATTTGCGGAAATGGTGGCTGGCTGATCGCACTCGATCGGCTCGAGCTCGACATTCGCAGCCGGCTCAAATTCAATTTCTAATGTAGGTAAAGTGATATCGGCTGCGATTGTGTAACCGCACGACGGTTTGCTACACCCCTCAGTCGGAAACCACTCTCCGCCGGCGTCACGGCACATGCTTTTCGTGTAACCGGGTGAGCAATCACCTGCCTGTTTGCACCAGCCTTCTTTGTCGTCTGCTTCTGTCTCGATGCGAATCTTGCCGCCAGACTTTTCGCCTTTTTTGGCTTCAGTAACAGAAATGTCGCCGCCTTCGGGAACGCAATCTTTTCCGCCGCCGCCAGCGCCGATCGCATCAAGATCAAGTTCGGCAGCGATAGCGAATCTACAGCGTGTTTCTTCATCGCCGCTTTCATTTGTACGGGTCGAGATACCGGCCGGCGTTATTTTTATTGTTCCTATTTCTGACGCGCTGTCGCCAGATGTTGACGTTTCGCCGCCGCTGCTTTTTTTTGTGATCGTGCCGTCTTCAAATTCCGGACAATTAGGCGGCACGTATACGTAGGCAGATATTTCAAGATCTTTGCAGCTATTCGAGCAGTCTGGACCCGGGAAACATGTGCCGCCACGCTGCTCGCACATTGTGGAGTTGTCAGCGCTGAAGTTATCGTCGGCTACAACGCACACCGCTGGCGCTACGCTTACACCAACCTGCCCAGCCGCGGCCAGAATTGCTCCAGTAGAGTTTTCTGGGTAGTAACAACTATTGCAGCTGGTTGAGTCATTAACTGTAATCTCACCGCCGCCTTGTTTTTGATAAGATACGTTAACTTTACCTTTGGTAAATCTAGGTACGCACGGCTCTGGTATTTCTAACTCAAGCTCCGCGCTGATTTGCAGTTCGCTGCACGGTTTAGGTACTGTTGGCGTCGTCGGCTGCGGTGGTGGCGGCGGACAAGCCTTGCAATCATTACCTGAAAAGTACGTACCGCCAAATTGTTTGCATGATCGTTCGTCAGTAACTGCCGCAAATGCGCCCATTGGGTAGCAAGTACCCCAGACATCAGTATTTACTGGCCCAAACGGGTCTGCTGTATTTATGTTAAACGGCTCTTGATTTAATATCCAACAGCTGCCGACGCAATTGTTGCTTGGCTCTTCTGGCTCTTCTGGCGGCGTGGGTGCAGCCACCGTTATTTTGCCCTTAACCTTATTTCCGGTTATTTCGCCGCCTGTGATTGTCGGGATACACGGCGCTTTGGGCGTATTTTTTACCCACTCCGGTATATTCGGTATTTTTGGTATTTGAATGTAGCCAAACGGACGATACGTGCACTCTTCTGGTTTGTTTGGATTTTGTACGCGTTCAATTAAAAACTGGTTATTTGATGATGGGTTATCTGCTTCTCTGACGGTGATGCTTCCGGGCGCAAAAACCGGAACGCATGGTTGTTTCGGCGGTTCTGGAAACACGATATCCATGTAGATATCGCAATTATTGCCGTCTTCGCAATCAGGACGCGACTCGACACGCGTAGTTAAACTCGGGCCTTCGCCGGTTCTGACCGTTCTGTATGACGAAATAACGTTTGGACACGGCGGCGTTGGGATCGGCACTTCGATATCGAGATCGATTTCAAAATCGCAGCCTGTGCCATCACATTCTTGTCTAACTGGTTGCCGAACCGACATTTTGCTGCCGTCGGTTAGGCAGCCGGCATAGCTAGACTTTACATTAACACGGCCGCCGGTAATATTCGGACACGGTGGCGTAGGTAACGGCACTTCGATATCGACATCAATATCAAATTCGCAGTTACCGCCTTCGCAGTTCGTGCTCTGCCGCGGCGTCACTGTGACTTTTCCACCGGAGCCTTGGCCGCAGTCACCATAGCCAGTAGTTACGGTAACGCGCTTACCGCTAATTGTTGGGCACGGCGGGATTGGTACCGGCACTACGATGTCGACATCAATGTCGAACTCACACGCTGCGCCTGAATCGGGGCAGGGCGGTGGGCGCGGCGTAACTGTGACTTTTCCGCCTTCGCCCGGCACGCAACCGGCGTATCCAGACGTCACATTAACGCTACCGCCCCGTATATTCGGACACGGCGGTTCCGGCACGACGAGCGTGAGATCTAGGCCTATTTCAAACGCGCAGTCTTCGCTTTTTGTTACGGTAAGTTTGCCGCCTGTTGGTGTTGTTGGCGGCGGGCAACCAGCGCGTGCTGGCGTGACCGTTATAGTCGTTTTGCCCGGAGTTATCTCGGGGCATGGCGGTGGTTTATCGTACGGCGGACAAGTCGGCGCCGGGCAGTCGTAGATAGGCGGCGGTGGAGGCGGAATATCGCATACGTCGATAAACCTGAAATCTACCTTCGGCGGCGGATTCGGTATGCATTCATTTGTGAAGAGTGGTTCAGACATAACTGCAATGCCGCTAACAGTTTTCTGTCAAAAGATTTGTGGCGATCTTCAATTTAATAGTGTGATCGTTATCCGGATCTACGACAACCTGAATACCGGCGCCGCCCACAATTTTAACATCTGGCGCGCCTAATCCATTGATTCCGGTAATAACCTCATCGCACGCAGGCCCGCCACTTAAAAACTTACTACGGGCGCCTGTTGATACGTTAATTATCGGGGGCTGCTCGTCTGCGTACAGTTTAATTTCACTCCCGAACTGGCAGCGTTCGCCTGTCGGGTCGTCGTTTGTATTTGCGCCTTTTTGCGCGGCTATTGTGATTCTATTGGCGGAATCGTATTGCCTAATTGCGCAATTAAACCCGGGTTTAAAGCGTATATGGCCTTTCAGGCAAGTTGCGTTAACAATTATCTCGTCCGACGGAGCAACGATCCCCGGTTGCCCATCGACACAGGGTGGCGCGATAATACGAGGATAATTACCTAAGCTAACGGATCGTAAATACGTTTTAACCAATGACTGCACACGCGCAGGCTCCACGACACGGTTGGCGGTGAACGGCGTGACAGTGACGAAATTTACATTACCGTTAGCAGGAAGCAGCGCCACAGTAGTGGCCATAACGCCAGACACCATGAATCCTTCCCATAACGGTTCGGCGGCGCAATCGGCGCCGGATGGCGCGGCCGCTACAAATTCTGTGCTCCACTCTTCTGCGTCAAAATCGCGTTTAAATACTATGGCCGAATTTGCGGCATTCGGCGCGGTTGTGCGAAATTCGCATTCAATTTGCGTGCTGGTTTTCCTGATTTGGTGTAAATAAACAAAGTGCTCCGCCGCGTCGAAGCCGCTGTCGAGACCCATAATGAACCCGCAATCTACAATTAAATCTGTAGGTAAACTGTCGGGCTTGGCAAATACAAATGGATATTGCCGGTACTCGTTGTCGTTGTAAAAACCAGCGCGAGGCATTACAGCACCTTTGATCCAGCCGCGGTAATTTTGATTACGTCATTTTCTGGATAAATACGCAAAATAGTCGCGTCACTGGCTTTGGCCGCTACTGTGATATTAAAGTTACCGAACTGGTCAGGTCCGTAGCCGTTTACAGTCCGCAAAAATGTTTTAGGCACAAACGTGCCTATCGGCTGCAGCGTGCCGTCAAGGCACTCCATACGTTTAAATAACGGCACGCCAACGATATCTACGCGAATAACGTTGGAGTTTGGCGGATCTGCGCGTAACACAATGCCGTCGCGGCCTACGAGCCAGATATCAGCCGTGATCAGATCTGCTGTGTCGGCGGCTAGTGTTAAGCCGCGCACGCCGGGTTCCTGCGCCGGATACGCAACACCGGCCACAAACTCTGTCGCGTCTTGCGTAAATACGTGTGTGATTGGTTCCCATCCACCTATTAGCGCTAAACGCTCGCGCGACGACAGAAGCATGCCAGCCGGACGGCCGTAATTGTCGACGAGAGACAGTTCGCCGGAGTCGGGCGGGTCCAGCGGCGTATAGGCGGTAGAGCAAACAACGTCGCCTGTTTCGTCGCTTATAGCAATAGTTGCGGCGCTAGCTGTAACGGAGATACTAGAAATATACAGTGGCGCAACCGCGTCTATTGCGTAGACAGCGGCGTCAATAAAAGTGTCACGTGGTAGCTCTACACCGGAGTTAGCCGTCAGTGTAGCCGTGTCTGTAAACGGATACCGGGAGTCACTCTGCTCGTCGCGGAATTCTGGGAATATTATGCGTGCGCCGCTCATACGTCACTCAACCGTTAAATTATTGAAATAAGTGTACGCCCGATCAGCAAATATTCCGCTGGTGCCAATCGGTGCGCCGTAATTAGCCACTGATACACTGAACGCAACTTGCTGATTGCCGGCGCTATCAGCAAGCGTACAGTGCACAGTTACGCCGGATACGCCGTCGGCAATAACAGGCGTAACTGTTATTTTATGCCATTGCGTAGCGTCGAACACAAAATTCGCTGCGGACAACGCTAATGTGTACTCCGCAACGAAAGTGGAGCCGTTATAGCGCAGCAACATAAACGTGCCGCGATCAGCATCGACAGCGGCGACAAGATAGGTGGGCGCGCCAGTAAGCGTTGTTGGCGGTAAATAATTGAATACGAGGCCGGCATTATTTGTGATGCCCGGCGCAATTTTAAACTCGGTCGATATGCGTTTATTTGCGGCCCAATCTGTCGGGTAATTTTTCAGAACGGCGATATTTGTCGCAAATACGTCGTCTGATGCGTATATAACCTGATTTAATTGTGTAATAGCGCGCCGACTGCTTGAGCTGGAGCTTGATCGGCTGCTGGAGCTTGAGCTAGAGCGTGAATTAGAGCTGGAGCTTGAGCTAGAGCGTGAATTAGAGCTGGAACTAGAGCTTGAGCTAGACAAGCTGTCGGAGCTCGATTGGCTGATCGCGCTAGATGGGATTTCTGAGCTGGAACTAGACAAACTGTTGGAGCTGGAACTTGAGCTTGAACTTGAGCTAGAGCTTGAATTAGAGCTTGAGCTTGAACTTGAGCTAGAGCTTGAATTAGAGCTGGAGCTTGAGCTTGAACTGGAGCTTGAGCTTGAACTGGAGCGGGAGCTTGAGCTTGAACTGGAGCTTGAGCTTGAGCTGGAGCGGGAGCTGGAGCTTGAACTGGAGCTTGAGCTGGAGCGGGAGCTGGAGCTTGATCTTGAGCTAGAGCTTGATCTTGAGCTGGAGCTTGAACTAGAGCGGGAGCTCGAGCTGGAGTTAGAGCTTGAACTGGAGCGGGAGCTGGAGCTTGAGCTAGACACAGAACTTGAACTAGACAAGCTACTAGAGCTGGAACTTGACGAGCTAACTGAATTTGAGCTGCTGCTAGAGCTGGAACTTGACGAGCTAACTGAATTTGAGCTGCTGCTAGAGCTGGAACTTGACGAGCTAACTGAATTTGAGCTGCTGCTAGAGCTTGAGCTAGACAGCGAACTAGAGCTACTACTCGAGCTGGAATTGTACGCCGCTGTGAACGTAATCGAATCAGATGGCCCCACGGCCGCGGCGCTAGTGGTGGCGTTTGCCCGCGGTGTAATTGTAACTTGATAGCGATAACTGCTTACAACACCCGGCAGCGTCCACGATCTTATATTGCTTGATCCGGGAAAATTAGGCGGACCTAGATAATATATACCGCCACCGCCTGCTGGCGCTACCTGTGAAAAAGACACAGAAAAATATTGCCAGTCAGGGTTATTTGAAAACCACGTCAGCAATACTGTTGTCGCGCTTGTTGTAGTAGCTGTAATATTTGACACCGCATTAGGCCGCGGCGACGAGCTACTGGAGCTAGAGCTACTAGAGCTTCTGGAGCTGGAGCTTGACCGACTGCTGGAGCTGGAGCTACTAGAGCTGGAGCTAGGTACGGCAAGCCCATCGCCTACGCTATTTGCGCTAACGCAGGTTGGAGCAATGTTGCTTTGTGTTGCATATTGCCAATAACCAGCATTGGTTCCGCCGCCTTTGTAATAGGCTGCCTTGTACCATTCATTTTCTGTTGGGACGTGGTATTTTGCTCCGGCGTTCTTGACGACAGCGTTTCCAGTAGTTACGCCATTTAAAGTATAAGCGCCGTCCTCGGTCGTGCTGTTGTTTTGCAGTCCAGTGGGTTTTCCATTGTGCAGCCAATTACAATACCGTGCGCAGTCATACCAACTCACCCAGTTGACCGGCTTGTTGCCGTAATTAGTTTTTACGGTGTAGAAAAACCCGCCACTAACGCCCGACCTAGTGATACCGCCACGAGCGGCTGCCATACTAACATTGTAAAGCGCGTACGTGTCAGTTGCGGCGACAGCATTTAAAAATTCTACATATTCACTATTGGTAACGTTATATTTTCCTATAGCGTAAGCGTAATCTACACTACCGAGGCCTACTGCGCCACCAGTATCAGCGGTGTTATTAATGTCGCCAACAGACACGAAGTTAGAAAAATTTAAAGGGTTAGGCGTAGAAAAAGAACTTGCGACACGAAAACCGATGGATGCGTCCGCAGCTCCCGGTTCGCTGAAGCTGCTCGGGGCGGATGTCAAGAAGAACGCATCGTTGTTAGACCACGTGCCGCCTTTAATTCCGCGAATCGAGAGATTACCCGCGAAGTCGTACCACTGACGTAGGTTTCCCGTTTGATCAAAAGTTCCGTATGCGCTGGGTCCGCCATTACTTCCAACAGTAGTAAGATTACCAATCAGACCGTCCCAAATAGCGCAATTATTGAAATTTGCGGAATTAACGCCCGCTGCGAATTGCTCGCGAGGTAGTTCGGCTGGCGTCATGCGCATTTGCGCTACTTGCCCGGCTATTGACGCGGAGCTGAGCCCAGTACATTTTTCCGGGGATTGTTGCGTTCTGGCTGTGAACCGCCCGGATACTGTAGCCAGCAACTCAGCCATATTTCCTGTAAATGGCTGGCAAAACGGTAAACTGCCGAGCGACTGACTCGCCGCTGAAGCTGTAGAGGAGCTAGAGCTGGACGACGGCGGGACAACAATACCAGCGCTCGACGAAGATGACCCGATGACAGGCGGATTGCTGCCGAGGCTGCTTGACGAGCTTATACACACATCAGAACCTTGCCGCGGCGGCTCGTATCTTTTTTTATCGCAGATATCGGCCAGCCCGAGCGGTATGTCGATCCCTATTCCGCCGCCGGGGACGAACGGGTAAACACTTATACCGTCGCCGATAATTGTGATGTTGCCATCGCAATCGGGTGTTACGCCGTTGATTGTTTCGATGGGTTGCTTCGGGCACGTGCCGCTCTCTGGCCGCTGTCCGCACTCACCCAAAAAGTATTCGTACGGATTGTACTCTACGTTCGTTAAATTGCCGTCTAATCGAAACTCAATAGCGGCAACAACTTTACCAGCGATCGTTATTGTTTTTCGCTCGGCCACAATTGGCGCTACAACGTCCAGATCCACAATGCCGCTGAGTGCTGTAGCTAAGTTAACTTTGCCGATTGTCGGAATGGGTAACGGGCGGTAAGGCCGGGCGCATCGCGGCAATATAAGTGATTGAGCAGGCGTCGCGTATCGCGCTATGAAATCATTTTTAATGCCTGCGCCGAAAACTACCCAACCGGCGACGCCCGGAATAAGCGCGGTTATCGGGTAGTTTTTATTCAGCTGCGCCGGCTTCGCAATATTTACGGCCGCTATTGTGCGTATGCTGCTCTGCGTGTGCGCTGCGTCAGCCGTACCAATAAGCACGGTAACAAGCGTATTGGATACCGTGATGGCCTGCACAAAAGCCACCGCGCCGAGATTATTTGGAAAGCGTATGTGGCAATCGACTAGGATGCTGTCGTCAATAAATGCGCCAGCATCGTCTAAACCGGTGCTGAGATCGTCAAGCGGGTAGCGCCTACCAGCTTGCAGATCGTACCAATTTTGATTACGTACAGGCATGATTTATTAGCACACAGGGACGGTATTACCAGCGCTATCGCAATAGAGTGATTTTGTTATATTTGCGGCAGCTGGATCTAGACCTGCGGCGCACCCAGCTAGAATCGGCCCTGTCTTTGTTGTTCCTGTAGCAGTTAAGCCGACAGCTGTTGGCGAAGAGTTCGCAAATTCCAGCCTAAACGTTACGCTAGCAGAGTTTCCGGCATCAACCTTACCGAGATTCGCTGTGTAGTTAGGCCAACCGCCGCCAAGCTGGTACAACCCGCCTTTTATTTCTTTATTTGTTACAGTCGTATAGCCGCACGCTATTGTGGCGGAATTTCCGGGCGCGGTAAACGCCAAATTTAATGTCACATTTTCAGCACATTTTTCACATAAATTGCAATACTGCACAATTACATCCATAAACGGGCAGCGTTGCGCCGTCATACATGTTTTAATAGGCGTGCGCACACGACACTCGCGTTGCGTACCCCAGCGCTCAATATTGTTAGAGTGCGCCAGCAGCACGCCGCTCACATCGCCGCCTATTTGTTTGTAGCGGTCTCGCGTAACATTCATGTAATTAGCGAGATCGACATAATCGTCGCACGTGCAACATGCCGGGCAGTTACTGCCTATTATTTGCGTAGCGTGTGAATTTTGTTTTACTGGAATCAGCGCGGTCGAGTTGGCATTAAACTCTGTGGGGATACGCATCCACAAACACTTATCTGCGGTTATCAGTATGTCCGGTCCAGTTAATCCGTTAATCCGGTAAATTGGCGTCTCTGGATCCGTACAGTCAGCGTACTTCCCGAGCCCGGCGCCCGGTTCGACGTTAAACGTTATTTGCCGTGTTTTTCTTAGATTTCGTATTTCTTCGTCGCCTGCCGTTAGCGCTGTGTTGAATCCCGCCGCAAAATCCGCAGCCGTTCGGGTAAGTTTAATGTTGTTGAGGGCCGGCAGAATAAACGACGTAACGCGTTTTGGCATCTTATATACAGCGCGCTCGTCTAACGTGGCGTTCGTCGGCGCTAGATTGACCGGATATTCGCGCACGGCGTCAGAATCCGCGTCAGCCGCGGATGGCGGCCACGTTTGATAAACAATTAGCCGGCAAACAGCTTTGTTGCTGATCCACTCATAGGCCCGGTATGCGTAGTCGTTTAAGCAATTGTTGGAAGTTTTTTTCAACCCCCAGCACCACGTGGCAAAACGCGCAATTCCTGTATCCGCGCCGAGCGCTGTCGAATTAAACACGGTACGCTCGTCCGCATCGACAATTAAAACGTCGGCGGCGTGCGTAGGCGTTGGCGCCCATGACGGCGCGGTATTTGGAGCGCAACCCACGCCGTACAGCCATTTAATGCGCAACGGGTGCTTGAATTCTTGCGCCGTGTCTTCGTACGCCAGATAAACGTCAGCCAGCAGATACTGAATATCAGCTGACGGCGCAATAAGCGGATAATCCAGCCCGCTTTGCGGCTGGTTCACGCCTATCCCGCGGCGCCCGTCTGGCGTGTATATTATGTCGCAACTCATGGTTTACCCGCACGTGTTGCAACCGGCGTCGCCGAGGCGGCTACCTAAAACAACGAGGTTCATTTGCGTAACCTCGGAGCCCAAGCGCGTCACGAAATTCTGCATGGTGGTCACGCCGTCACTGAAGCGGTCTATTTGCGTTTTAAGCGCGTCAAGCTCTGCGCAACCACAGCACGGCGTCGCGCAAATGTCTTCAAGCTGAATACCGGTAGAAGACGTCGCTACACTAATACAATCACCGCCGCCGATGTTGTAATCGCCGTCGCCGGAACACAGCCCATTAATGCAGCGAATGCACTCGCCCTTTTCGGTAACGTCGCACGTGCAGACGGTATTCAGATCTGTGTTTGCAATAGCGTTGAACGTTATCCTAGGATTGCCGGTATTTGTATTTATAGCGTAATCAATTCGCATATTCGCGCCGGCAAGCAGTTCGATGTCGCCGTACAGCAGCGGACTGTTTTCAGAACCGTTAACAACCCGCAGCGCCGATATTCCGCGCAACATCGGGCGAATAGCGTCGGACTCGATCTCGCCGGCGCTGAAAGTAAATGAGTACAGCCCGGCCGGCAGCTGATCGATTTCGTCGAGGCTGCCGATCACAACTTGACCGATGGTATCAGCAAAATCGTCTACGCCGGCGAGTGCGTAAGTCATATTCGGTCGGTGCGTAGCCTTGGTGATACTTACGTTAGCCACTAACGTTTCACCGCTATCGGAGGAATATCCGACGCCTATCGCGTAGCCTATCGGCGAGATCAGTAACGTTTTCACGTAAAACTGATCGAGCTGAATGTTTAACGTTACGTGAACAGGTAGATACAGCGCAACAATAAAGCTATCTGGAATACGGATTGTGCCCGTAGCGTCTACCTTGCTCGCGCGTTCCGTTAGCGGATACGACCGTTGCGAGTTGTGGTTTAACCACTGTAGGTTCCAGTTTCCGAGTGGCATTGTTACGGCCCAACATTGGTGACTATTCCAGATAAACGCAACAAACCGACCTCGCCGAGATATCCGTCTGAGCCGCCGCCGACTAAACGACGCCGCATGGTAACAAGTACGGTATCGCCCTCAGCAACAGGAAACGGCGCGCTTTCAATCTCCACAACGTTGTTTGCCGTTACGGCTACATTTGAAGCAAACGCCAACGCCGGCGATACGTCTACGGCTACAAGCGAGATCGGCGCGCCAGCGGGTCTTGGCAATCTGCGATATGTAACTTCGAGTTCTGGTAAGGCGCCAGTGCTGAGACCGAGTAACTGCGCGCGCAATACAACCTGCAGACCCAACCCAAGCCCGGCAGCTGGCACAATAAACCGGACGCGCACCAACGAGTCTTGTCCGGATGGAAACCCGATATACGGCACGTCTTTGTAGAGCCGCTCCACGGCGTCCGATAGCCGTATGATTTGCGGCGACAGTTCGCGTTCGACGAGCGCGTCATTAAACGAGATTTTGACTAAGCCGCGCTGCGCCGTTATGTCCGCTTCTGCGGGAAAACCCAACCCTGTTTTTTCGGCGGCGGTAAGCGCACGCGCCGCCACTGGATTGCTTGGGTAGCTTGTTACAACAATTGGCGCAGAGCCGCTCACAACGCCTTCGGTTACCCACCCCTGCCGAAATTTATACCCGTCTTCAATTCGCTTGAGTACGCGCGCGCCATCAAGGTCGGGCGGTTTAATTGCTAAGTTGAGATCGAGGTTTAATTCGAGGTCGCCAGTTTTAGCAACCAGCCCGTCGCAATTAGTTACGCGGATCGGGCTACCGGGACCGGCCTGCAAGCTCGTGACTACGCTGCGATCATTACCGAATACCATGCGCAGAAACACGACAATGACGCGCATACGCTCGTCACGCGGGCACTCTGCCGCGGCGCTCAAACTAGCGCTCGAGCTTGAAGATGAAGATGAAGATGAAGATGAGCTGGATACGCCTGCAACCCACGGAACGTCGCCTACGCAGTCGCTCGTCCACCAGATACCGTTGGCGTCGCATATGGCCAAGCCTTCTCGGCCAAGCGGTATTTCAGTCGCGCCTACAAGGTTCTGGCCTTTATCCCAAAGCATAGCTACGGCGCTGACAGGCTGCGGCGGCCACACACGGGACAGCTGCAGGTGCGCTGACAGGTTGTATCCGAATACCGCGCCAGCCGGAGCTTTGCCGTTAAACACCGCATGCGATGCCGGCAGCCAGCCCTGAAGTGTGGCGTCTGGCTGGGTGATGCTCACTTTGCCGTTCGCAGTTGAGAGCACGCCGGCAGCCCGTGTGACCAGTTCAAAACGATAATGAATGTGATCCTCAAGGAAGTCGCGCACTTGTGGCATTACCACAACCCACGGATCAGCGGCGCAGCTGTCCTTGGCGCCTTGCACGTAGCACACAGAGACCGTAGCAGGCGGGCGCTGCTTCACCAGTTTGCCCGGGGCCTCTGACGACAGGTAATAGCGGCCGGCCGTGATTGGCCCGGTTATAGCGTTAGTAAGCCCCGGGAGCTTAACAATGCCGCGCAGCACAATATCCCCGAGCGTAGGCGACTTCTTGCTGTACAGCAGCCCCAGACAATCAGACGAGGCCTGTACTACGAGCGTCTGCGTAACGTCGTCGTTTTCTACAGCCGCCAGAGCGCGCTCATAGCGCTGCGTCTGGTAGTTCCAGAACACGGGCTGCCCCTCCAGCACGTCTGGCGCTATTGTGGCGTCTACGTCAAATAACGCACGCCCAAGCGCCGCCGCGTCGAGCCGGTCTTTCAGATAATCTGTACGCTGTTCAAGCGATTTATCCGGCCGACCGACAACTTCTGCCTGTACGGGCTCGCCTGCCGCGATGTGCCTGATATTAAAAAGCCAGTTGTTGGACATCCTTGTCCTCCGCGGCGTTAATTATTCAAATACGATGTCCCACGTAATGCCAATTTGCGATGACGCCTCTTTAGCCGTTTGATCGCTGGTGCCGAAATTAATCCGCGCAAAAATTACGTCGCGGGTGCGGTCGTCAAACACAGGCATGGCGACAAGAGCGGCCGAATACACTTTACTGTTGGCAAGATGACTAAACTGTTTTCCGTGCACGCCGGCGCTCCCGGCCGTTTGCGCAAAAAACGTCAGCTGATTGCTTTGCGCAGCCGCCGTTAACACCGCCGCGCCGAGGCTTGAGCCAGCGACAGACAGCGACGGCTCAAGCCGCAACGGTACGCGCAGGAAATCACGAAGCTGGTTCGACGCCAGTGAGTTGTAGTAAGGCAGTCCAAGCGTGCGGTCAAAACTGGTTACCGTAACGTTCTGCTCAGGGTTAAACTGGTTTTCGTACTCGAAGTACATGCCGGAGATAAAGTAATCGGGGCGATCCGGCTGGTGCCGGAAGCCGAGCTGCTTTGCGGCGATATGCCCCCAGCTGACTTGAATTTGGTTGGCTTTTTCGGCGATCGGCGTACGGATGCCCGTCTTTTCGTCGATACGCCATACCGTGACGTGCCCCCGAATACCGGAACCGTTTGCGTTAACTGAGTCGGCTGGCATAACAAATTCCTATTGGCAGGTACCGGATATTGTGCGGACGATAACGCCGCGATCGCTTACGAGTTCGGAAGCTACGCTGTCTGAAAGCGGTTCGGCGCCTTTAAATTGAGTTACGGTGGCCTGTACGTCAAATTCGCCGGAAATAACGTCGCTTTTGCCGTCTAAATTATACAGGATGAACACACCGGCATACGGTGGCAGCAATTGCCGGATATGACGAATATTGTACAGTCCTAAGTGATTTTCCCCCAATCCGGATACGCGGATAATTGCAATAAATGTGTGATTCCTGAGCACATTTGCCGCCAAAAACTTGAGCGGATTTATCGTAGCCGGCAGGTCGTCCGCTACTGGCTCGTCTATTGGTTTTGTGCGCCGGTCAAGAATACGCGCTAGCGTGCCTGTTTTGCGTTTACTCGTCGTGTCGCACTCGGGCGGCGGGGGCTGAATTTGCGCGATCCCTCGTATATGCATTTCGTCAAAAAAATGCCTGACGTCGGCTGGGAACCCGGCGAGCGGAAAGTCGACGTACGTATAGCCGCTAGGGTGTGATGAGTCGACACGCAGCGGCACGTCGCGATTCTCGAAGATCAGGTCGCTGTAGTAACAGGCTGCCGTGAGACCCTGATCCAGCGCGAGCGCCGTTAAATTATCTGGCACCTCGCCGCGATTGAGGTCGATAATCTCGAGCACGTCAACAAGGCGATCACCGGCGTTTACCTCTTGGCCGACAGTGACTAACGCTAACGCGGACCTCGAAAACCGGTATACGTGCTTACTAGTGACGATAAGTAAACCTCTACCGTCGAGCTCCACTACCTCGACCACCTCGCCGTCTTCTTTAACGAGCGGCACATCGAGAACGGCCGACAGCGCAGCTTCAAATACGCCGGCTGATGCGCCACCGGCAAGTAGTCCGTCAAATATCGCGTTAACGAATGCTTTGCTGGTTTCTGCGCTTTTAAGCTGAATGCCGAGCGCGTACGCAAATTGTCTGAATACGTACTGATAGTCAAAATCAGCTTTGAACGCCCACAGCGTAATCTCTTCGTCCGTAAGCACGTCGTCTACGTACACCGGATACCGAACAACGTTTTCATTATCGAACGGATTTTGCGTGAAAACAATAACCTGATTTTCCGTGTCAACTAAAAAGTCTACGCCGCCAATGAGCGCGAATGTCGGAAACAGCAGCCTATCAAATATGTGCGCAGCGTCGACTAATCGTGCCGGGGCCGCGAACGCGTAAAAATCACGGCTGGCTAGCGCGTTAAATGTTATAGCCGGGCCAGTACCAAATTGCAGGTTGTCAGTGTCAAATTTGTAGTTATTAGCGGAGGTTAAATTGACTTGGCTTTTTCGTAGAACAATCGGATACCAATTTTCGGTATGAAATATTGGTATCTCAAACCGGCTCAATGCCGCCACAGTTTCCAGCAAATTCCGCTGAATTTGCTCGGCACCTGTAGCTATGCCCGTAGTGTACGACCGCAGCTGATCGCGGCCTGTGAACGTGCTAGCCCAGAAACTACCAAGCACACGAAGCAAAGCTGTGCCGTTGTCTAGGTCTGATTGTGGGTAAGTGAATTTTTGCATTTATGCCGCCAGTCAGTCGCCGTAACTCGATATGATTTCGGGCGCAATTTCGATGTCGTCTACGGAGGTCAGAAATACAACTGTCTTCGCGCTGACCATGTGCGTCGGATCGTCAGGCACAACAATGCGCGCGCCATCGCGAATGTACACAACTTGCCCATCCGGCCGCAGAATTTTCCCGAACATGTCTATACTGCCGACAGACTGCGTACCCGTCAGAAACTGATGCGCGACACTGCTAATTACAGAAGCAGACAACTGCCCAGCAAAGCCTATCTTGGAAATAGCTGTCACAATGGCTTCTTTGATAGCCGCAAAATCGGGGTTTACTTCGTTAGCTGCCCGCCTGATTTTGAACGCAATACTAGTAAAGCACGGGATAGCTGCCTTTACGAGCACGTCAGCTGTGCGGCATCGGATGTCTTTGCTGGCAAGAAAATCCTGTAGCTGCCCAATCAACGGCATGCCAACTGTTGTGACGCTGTAGTCAACAGTGCTTTGCCGCGGCACAAGACTGCCCGGCATGGTGTCTACGTCAACAAACTGTACAGTCAGTGTTTTGTACCGGGTAAACGCGCTTTCCTCCAGCGTTTGGATGTCTGGAAGATAGTCGCTGACCGCTGCGCCCGTAGCTGCAGCTAGCCTATAACCGGGTACAGCTGTTCTGATCGCATAACCCGAGTTTTGCGTATCATTAATTTTGGCAATACGTGTGATAGCGTAAAAACCCGGCGCCTGATCGCGGTCTATAGCGATTTGCCAGACTGTTCCGGCTGTTTGATCGCCGGGAGCGGCAGGGCCAATATACGTAGCGGTTAAAAAGTTATCGGTGTGCTGCGCTATTTCGTGCGTCTGCGTGTAGATATCCACTCGCCCGCCGCCAGAGACCGGGAATAAACCGTGCTGGTCTCGCATCTGTTCCGCGTCGCCAAAACCGACGACAGACAAATGGCGAATGTTTTGGAAATCTGGCTGGGCGCGGATAAGGGCTGTGAACGCCTTTTTGCCGCCAATTGTTTTAGCTGAAAGTCCGTCAGGTAGTTTTGTGATATATTCCGCGTTTGTCGGCGGATCTACGCCCTTAGTGAAGTCAGCAGCAGCGTATGTGTCGGCTACGTTGCTCGGTACGACGTCAGGAATGAGCTTTGTACCGCGCGGAATATTGCCGGCTGTTCCAGCACTATCTGCGAAAACGGTTATCTTAAACGCGTAAGTGCCGTTGCCGCCGGCAACCATCGCGCGGGCGTTTGTTGCCGTGGCGTCTTGCCCGGGAGGAATGCCGACGAACGTGCGCGCCGGATAAAAGGTAACACCGTTTGCAACAAGTTTTGTGTTTAGGCTAATCTGCGTGGGGACAGCTTGATTAACAATAACGACTACCTCGCCGGTGGCGCTTGTGCCTGTTTCACGGGTCAGGTTGAAATTAGACAAAACCTTGTCGACAAGCGTGCTATCAGACAGGCTCGGGTTCTGCGTGATAGCCAATAAGCTGTTGCTTTGCATAACGCGGCTTATGTTCTCTTGTACAGCCGCGTTCAGCACGCTGTTAAAGTACAGCACAAGGTCGTGAAATACGCCGCGTGACAGCTCTACCTCTGGGTGCCGCTCTTTCATCCATGTAGAAAACAGCGTTAATAATTCCTGCACACGCGTGTTATCTAACTCGGTAAAACTCGTTATCTGTAGGCTCATAATATCACGTCAAGTTTTTGGGTAATGTAGCCACTGGTAAGATTATAGCTCGTGTGGAGCCGGCTCGGCTCGATAGCGTAAACTTTATTTGCGCGTATCCGGGAAGAAACGCTATTGAAAGCAAGTCGGCCGAGCCGATACGCTCGTCGTCGACCCACGTGTCGTCTTCTTCTTTGATAAGATTCACGCGCGCGTCATAGGCAGCAAAATTAAATGCCGACAACACTGCAGTTTCTGTCCTTAATCGGCCCTGCCGTACGAGCGTCATAAAGTTCGTGCCGCGGTTTGGCAGGCCGGGCATGGAGCCGAGCTCAGTTAAAAATTCAAGTAACCAGCGCTGGACAAGTTTCTGCGGTCCGGTTGCTATTTGCCCGCTATTTTTTGGTGTTGCTAGTTCTAATCCAAGCAACGTCTCGTTGAACGGCCGGATATTCTGCAACGCTAAAAAGTCGTATTTGCGGTTTGCGTAATCGATTAGTGCCATGTTTCCCTCACTACGCGACGTATTCGGCGGACAAGCTCGGATCGACGCGCCTTGAAGATTGACCGCGCAGCCGCGCGTTATCGGCGGCAGTCTGTACGCGTGAAAATACGCCCGCGTTTGGCGCCCCGTGGCCGTCTAACCGCCCGTGGGCGTGCGCCGCACACCGCGCAAACGACGCGTGCCGCGCGCGCCACGCACGTTCTTCTGCAGCCATAAAGTCAATTTGGCGCTTTAATGCAATAATGTCGCCTTGCGTTCCGGCTTTATTCTCTGCTGTAGCTGCCAACACGTCCTGAGCATAAATTCTGTTAGCGTCGTCGCGGTTCCATGCAGGTTCGTGCAGCGCCGGTACGTCTAGAAGATCGCGGTCGGCCATCGCGTCTGGCGTGTGCCATGGACGCGTAGTCCCGTGCCTGCGGAAATAATCGCTCTGTTCGCGCGCTTTGTTTTCTAAGTCGGCAATGCGCTGCTTAAACGAATCGATCAGCTTACTTTTTACTACGCCGTGTCCCATGTTTATTCCTAAAGTGCGTTTTTGTTTAGCATTGCTTGAATTTTTGCCGCCCGCTGACTGACTGCGCCCGGCGTGACATTGAGCCGTTGCGCTATCTCTTGTACGCTTGCCTTGCGGCGCCCATTGCGGCCAAGCGACATGTCCATAATTAGCTTATTTGTTGGCGTTAAGTCACCGTACACAAAATCCATCCACGCATCTTGCGCATTTGTTTGGCCCGGCACTTTACTCGCTACTCCGCCGTCTGAATAGTCATCCTCGTTCTCAATAATCGTGGATCCCTCGGCAATCGGCTTATGAAACGCGCGTATTTTATTGATACGGCGTACTGACAGACCTGTGGCGTTTGCTATTTCATCGTCTGACGGATCGCGGCTTAGGCTGTCCTGCAATTCGCGTTCAGCTTCGGCCAAGTGTTGGTAGTCTAGGCCGACCTGCTCAGGTACACCGATAATGTTTTGCTCTTGTGCTGATAATCTGCGCAAACTCTGCATCTGCGAAAGTAAGTGCGTACGTACATTGCCACGCGCAGGATCAAAGTTTTGCATGGCTTTCAGCGCCATCAGTTTTGCTCGTGTTTTGAGCGCCGCCGACGGATTTTGACCGACGTAGCTAGATACAGCCGTATCGATAGTAGGTTGTATAGCCGCGAGCATCTTTGTGTTCATAGCGGGTGTTTGATTTTTTTGCCACATCTGGTGTGTGCTAGCAAAATCATTCTCCACCCCGGTGTGGTGCTGCTGCGAAAACGGCGCTGGCGTATCGCCGAGGATTGACGTAATTTGCTTTTGTTGTGCTGCCATTATTGACCTCAGACTATCGTTGTGCTGTCTGGAATGCTTACATTAGTGTCACCGACACCTGCGGGCGCCGTGTCCATGACTGCAAGCGGGCCGCCGTGCCACGCTTCTTTATACAACGGCGGCGTGTCTACGGCATAAATAGAGTCTGGCTGCAACTCGCTCTTTATTTTAGTGTGCGCTATTGCAAACGATGTACCGGCGGTAGCCCGTTCTGCGTTAATAACGTATGACACTGATATAACTGACGCCACAACATGCTCTTCATCCGGATCAGCGGTTGGGTTGTTTAGCGCTGTATCGCGGGCAGGGGTTCTAATTTTAACGATGCTGCCGGGCGCGATGTCAAACCGCAGCGCTCCTGACAACTCACCGTACCTCTGCTGCAACACCTCCGTTACATACCAGTGTTGCGCGAATAGATGCACAGACGGCAAGGTCGCGTCTGCTGCGGCCGACGCGCTCTTTACGCCAGCTGGGCGGCTTTTACCCGCGTCATCACCGCCGGAGTCCGTTGTAGCGGCGGCGTCAGTCGTCCCCGACAGCGCCACTAATGAGCTGCCGTCGATATTCTCCGCCCAGTTTGGCGGCATTTTAAATAGACGCAGCCCCCTGTCCGGTTGTTTTCTGCCTCGCGCATCGGCTGTAGCTGGCGGGTATATACCGCACGGGTAGAAAAAAGAACGCGGCGGATCGACGTCGTCATCGTTAGGTGGGGGCATCGGCAAGCCGTTCATTTCCGTGGCAGCATACGCGATCTCTACCGAGCGTATCAGCTGTGGCGTGTTTGCGTTAAAGTTGGCGTAATTGTATTCATCTGATTTAATTTCTTTCCCGCCGGCGGCCCAGCGTAAACCGGCGCAGAACGGAATAGGCATCGCCCAACTAACGGCTGGCGAAACAGAGAAAAAGAACTGTGAGGAGTACTCAGCCACTAGTTTTGCCCAAAATGTATTTTGCGCAAACGACGTCCCGATGGTTTTGGTAAAATATTTGCCGAAAGAATCAGCTAGATTTTCTCCGCCGATCGCTTTTATTTTAAACCCCAGTTTTTTGTAGTACGCGATACCGTCACCGGGCATGCGGTCAAGCGCGGCTAATGCGGCAGAATTTGTAACAGCATTGCGGTTCGATTCTGCGACCAACCCGCCAGACATACCAGCAAGACGGACGAACAGTTTTTTTATCACGCTCTCCCACAAATCTTCTTGCACAAACTCCGGCGTTGCAAAATCTGCTGCAACTGTCGGGTTCGGGGCGTATGCGTCTGCGCTAGCGATTTTGTCGTACACAGCCGATTGCGCGTAATCAAACGGAACGCTCGGAAACCAGTTACCGTTAACGGCTGACGAATTATTCAAATCATCGAGCCAGTGCGTTAGGTTCAGCACAAAATTGGCTTGATTGTGTGATCGTTGGTAGCCGATACCGACAAAAAATCCGTCAAATATTGTGTACGTGCCGTTTGGAAATTTTGTGTTGTCCCCAGCGCCGTGCGTAACCTGCAACTTAACAATAACCTTGTCGCGCGGTTTAATGCGTGATTGCGCTGCGTGAATAGTGGCCGGCTCGTTTGTAATAGCATTCGTTCCAACCGCGACCACAAGCGACGCCGTAGGGATTGTGTTTAAGGCAAAAGAAGCCGAAACGGCTACAACGTCGTTAAACACAATCTCGCCGGAGTCGGTTGTAAATATCGCCCAGACTTTGAATTTTGCTGATACGTACGGTTCTTTAGCCATTTTGTAACCTCAGCTCGTTTGTACGGTAGATTACGGCTAACGTAAACACCGCAAGGCGATACGCGGCGCTTGGGTGGTTGAACCAAATATTTTTAAACGTAGCGTACGGCTCAACTGTATTACCCACGCCGAATAGCTCAAGATAAAACGGCTCGCCTAGAAAGTCTAGACGAGGCAGGCAAGCAGATATCGCGCTGTCAGGTTTTGCGTAAAGTTGCAGCAGCCACTCAGCCAGCACGACACGATCTTCAACTACTTTTAACACGGGCGGGGCGGCGCGTAGCGCCATTGGGTCTACACCTTTTTCTAAAGCTATGTTGCTGAATACAAGCCCGGTCTCTGCAACTGTGTTTACAAAATCTTCAAACGCCAATATGTTCAAGTTGAGATTCCCGGCCACCAGCTGCAGCGTAAGCTCAGTATTAGGTAACGCAATTTGATTAGACATACCCGTAAACGTTACGTCGGCGCCGGCGGTATCCGGAGTCGTAGCTAGCCACTCTATTATTTGCGTATCAACAGCGGCGCCGTTATCGCTAACTATTTCGACAGTTGCGGACGCTGTCGTATTATTGATGAGTTTTACGGTGTATTCTTTAAACGCGCGCCCTTTGCTGTTGTCTGGTTTGAGCACGCCGTTTATGTACAGCCGCGACTCGTCTGTTCCAACTGTCTTTAGCGTTGTGATTGTCGTCTTCGCGCGAAAAAATTCAGACTGCGGTTTTGGCCAATACGTCACACGTGGATCAAGCGCGTACACAAATTCGGCTAGCTCTGTGCGATGAATAAAGCTCAACAGCTCTTGCGTACGAAAGTTTAGGAACACGCGGTCAGGCGCAGATCCAAGCAGCAGTTTGCGCGCAGTGGTTAGATACGTTGGCAGCGCAGCCGCCTGATAGGCCGGTATGTACTCTTCCCCGAGCACATCGGGCATGTATGTGCGCGAGTCGACGTTTAGTAGTAATGTGCGTGCGTGGTTTATCATTAGTCGCCTAAAAACGTGTCAGTAAGTACGCCAGTTGCCGTATTAACAAACGTATCAAGAAAATCGTCAACCACGTCCCAGCCGGATGGGTTGTTCGGGTTTAACCGGCCTTGACCCGGGCCGGGGCGCGTGTTGCCGCCGGTGCCCCCGCTGCGGCCAGTTCCACCTCCCCCGCCCCCCGAACTAGCTGTCGTTGCAGTGCCGCCCGGGTCTACGACGACATTGAAGCGCAAAGCCCACTGCATGATAGGCAACTGCGGGTTGGGTACCTCCATACGCATACCAGTTAAAAACCCGACAAGCTGCACTTTACTGCCGCCAATTTGAATTTTGGTCGGGCGCAATGACCGCGAGAATTTGTTGGCTAAGTAAAACTCGTAAACATTTTCCTGTTTTACCTCGTCCGTTATATTTCTTTGCGCAAAACCGCCGGCGCCGGCCGCCGAGCACGCGGGAGCAGTAAACGCGATGCCCGTGAGCGTCAGCTCGCCGATTCGGTCGCCAAACGCAAACGCGTAAATAAACTCATCAAGCGTGTGTAAAAATTGATGATTTGTGCTTAACTCGAGCGTGTAGCCTGTAACCGGCACATTGAACATTGCGCTATCTTCGAAGTTGTCGACACGTATAACAATAACGTCGTTGACGTCCGGGTTTGCCGTGACGCGAACTACGCTTCCCGCGCTGTCGCTTCCAAATATTGACATAGTTGAGTTCCGTATTACATCTGTGTAGCGCCAAAGCGCGAATTGCCCGGCGCGACCGTAGGCGGACCTGCGGGAGTGGCTTCTACTTGTGGTTTACCTGTCAGGTCGGCTATTACCTTGTCGAGGCCGACAAGCGAGAGCGAACCTGTTACTACTAGTTCTTTGCCGGGCCCGGCCAGCTTAGCGAGCTCAGAAATAGCTGTCTTAAACGCGTCAGCTATTGCCGGCCCGATAGCTGATGACACAGCCGCGCCTATCCCCGTCGGGTCAGCGGCGGAAGTGGCTTTGTCGGTTAACGCTTGAGCTTCTTTTTTAATTTGCGTGCGTGTTATTTCTGATGACGCGTCGCCGGCTTTGCCTGAATCTTCTTTTTTCAGTCCCGCATCAAATTTGTCTTCAGACGAGTAAAAATCTTTTAGCGCTTTTTTTTCTTCGTCACTAAGCTTTTCGCCCTTTTGTTGGCGCCTAACTAAATCAGCCATACTGCCTTTAACGCGGTCTTCTTTCACAGCTTTTTCAAAAGCCGTTTGTCTACCCGCTCTACCCGCTACCTCTTCAGCTTTTGCGCCGCCGCCGTTATCTCTAAACCCGCCTTGGTCGTTAACGTTGCGAGAGAACTCTGTAGTAGCAACAATCTTTTGGATTTGCGCGTCGTCTATTCCGAGCTGTTTTAAGCGCGCAGACACCGCGTCGATATTGCCAGATTTATCCATGAACGCGTCCATGGCTTTGGTAAGCGCGGCGTCGTCTTTTGTCACGCCATAGGCAGCGAGTACGTTCTTGCCTTTCGCGTCACCCTTGTCCCACCCTTCCGCAAGCTTCATAAGCCCAGTAACACGGTTCCTATCCACGTCCTTACCGAATGCGTCTGTATTTTTAGTTATTCTGGTGAGCTGCGCTTGCGTCATTACGTCCGCGCCGATCTCTGTTTTGATTCCCCGCTTCTCAAACTCAGCTTGTATGCCGTCAATCTGCGACAGCTGCGCCATTGCTTGTTGTCGTTTTGCCGGATCTGCGAATATAGCCTCGGCTTCTGCTTGCGAAAGATCTTGGTTGTAGCGTTTGTAAATAGCTACAACGTCTTTAATATTGTTGGTATTAGTCGCTTTATCCAGCGCCTTTGCGACCTCCGCGTCTTTCATGTAACGTGTTTTGTTTTTAAATTCCTTCTCGGCGTCTGTTCCCGTGAACTGTTCAGCAACTTTGCTGAAGTTGCTGTTCGTCGTAGACGCGATAAGATCATTTTTCTCTTTTTCGGTGTCGACTGTGCCGGCAGAGTACGCAGTCTTGATGTCATCAAACGCCGCCTCGAGCCCGGCTTTACCGCCTGTGACGCCTTCCATTAATTTGGCTTGCATGTCTTTAGAGTCGATAGCGCCGAGTACCTGCTCTAATGCCGTGCCGCTGCCTTTACCGCCAAGCATGTCGGAAAAGCGCTGAAATAAATTACTGCCGTCATCGAGCCGCATCCTGTCGCTCATGCCCGCTCGATTAATATTTCGCCGGGTGCGATTCTGTCCTTCCGCAAGTGTCCGCGCGTTATACGTTTGCCGCATTGCTTCTATATTTTGCCCGTATTTGCGGTCTGTGAATGTGCCCGCGTTTGCTTGCCGCGTCGATAAAAACTCTTCAAGATCCTCGTCGGTCTTGAAGCCCATGATATTGTCTTTACCGGTTTTCGATATTGTCTGCGCGTACGCCATTACTTCGTCGGCGCTCGCCCCTTCGCCGAGGTGCTGGCGGGCGTAATTAATGGCTGACTGGTTGAACGCGTTTTTTAATACCGCTAAACGCTCTTGCGGGTCCATTGTGTGATTAACGTCGTCGATAAGCGCTGTAGACAATCCTTTGCCAATCTGCTGACTAAGCGCGCCACGTTGCGCCTCGTCTAAGCCGCCGCCGATACGCTCCGCAATGCCTGTTTGACTCGCAAGATAACCGCCGAGCTTTGACTTAAGCCCTTCTGCTTGCGCGCTACGTGCTGCGCCAGCAATCTGAAACTCTTGCGTATTCTTATCGCGGTAAAGCGCGCCAAACCTATCGACCGACGTCCCGGTTTCTTGCAGCATACGGCGCATAATTTTATCTGGATCGCGGCCGAACTCTTCGTATATGTTAACGCTGCGTTTTTCTGTTTCGTCGTAATACGAAGTTTCACCGCGTTGCATAGCCTCGACCATTTTGGCCATGTTACTGCCCGCGAACTTACCTTTGCCGCCGCTTTCGGCCATTAGCCGGCTGGCCACCGCGAGATACCTGCCGACCGGCGAGGCGTCAGCGCGCATTGACTGATCTAAAACAGTCAACGCTGCTTTATTGGGATCCATCCGGCCGAACGCTGGCGTGAAGCGCCCTGTATCTTCCATGGCCTTGCTTTGCTCCATCGCAGTTATAACGCTGCCGCTGGCCAGCTCGGGAGCTAAGCCGTATTGCTGCGCCAAGGCCCCGCCACGCGCAGACAGGCCCATCAGCGCCTCTAAACTCACGCCTGCGTCACGGGAAGCCATTTGCGTGCGCCGCATTACGTTTTCAATCTTCCCCGGCGACATCGACGACATTGAATTTTGCGTCAGACCTTCCATGGCGGCTAAAAGCTGCTGCATTGGAGCGTTTGTCATACCGTTGTCGCCAAATATCTCGCGTACGGCGCCAAGCGCGTCTGTGTAGCCCTTAATTGAATTAGACACGCGTGTAGCGTCTACTTTTCGTACTGCTTCTGCCCCGCCGGTTAGTTTTGTTATGTTTTCAATGCTCTCGCCGCGGCCCATGGCGTTTTTAATAGCCTGATCGTCCGCCGCGTTTTCTGAAAACGTCATACTAGCCCCGCCGGCCTCCTGAAACGCCGTACGACGCTCTCTGGCGGTTAATTTGCTCATACTGGCTGGCAGCAGCTTGCGCTGCGCCAAGTCCGTCATAATGTCGCCTACGCGGCCTGCAGAGAACCCTGAGACGTCATTCAGATCAGCGTCAGGGCCGTACAAATTACTGTAAATATCTGACGAGAACGCCTTAAGAGAATCCTCGCTCATACGGTCTTTGCCGGTTATAGAGTCCGACCGTGAAAAACCGATGCGGTTCACGGCGCTGGCAAGCCGTGTAGCGCTGCCGCGCCGCCCGAAAAACAGGTCTTCGGTGTTCTGGGCGCCGAGGGCCATCTCAAACATGCCCATCGCGGCTGGATTACTCACAACGCTAGCAAACGTGTTTAAATGCGATTCTTGTAGCTCCGTCATCGGCTTGTCGGTGAACTGGCTGCGCATGCCGACCATCTTGCGGTAAATCGCCTGCTGGTCTACAGATTGCGCTTGCCCTAAATTCGCCCGGGACGCCTGCTGCCATTTGGCCGATACCATTTGGTCTAAAAGCCCCTGCGCCGGAAACTGCTGCGGGAGGAATTTTCCGCCCATAAACGTCTGCAGCATCGGCGCGGCGAAGGTCGACAGCATCATGTCGAGGCCCGGATTGCCCATCTGGCCGAACGGCGCGTAGTTCGGGCCCGGCATGCCTGATATTTGAGGCTGCGTCGCGTACCCCGGAATGCCGAATTGACTCATGTTATTCGTTTCCGGGTGGTTTTGGTGGTTGCTCTGCTGCCTTGGCGGCCTTGCTTGCTACCAGCCGGCGATAGCTGGCAATTAAATCGCCGTATTTAGCGTCTATTGTATCTTTTTTGGATTTGTTTTCCTCGGTCTTAATCCACGGGAAAAGGTTGCTCTGGATATCAGTTAGCGTATCTGCCGCGTGTTCTTTGGCGTTTGCCCAGCTGTCAGCGTCCAAATTGCTGTGGGATACGTACGCGCACCAGTAATTATGCGCGGCCGTTAACAGGCTTTCGTTTGCCTGCCGTGTTACCTCACGTATGACCAATAAGTGCCGCAGGCGCCACTGGCTGTCATAGGGATCGGCGTTCGCGTAATTAAACGCTCCCGTTGCGGCGGCGCGCACCATAAACGCCGCCGCACGATCCCTCACCAAAAATTTGGCTCTACCGCCATCGCCTCCAGTGTTTCGCAAAACCGCTGGAACATGCGGAATTGGTTTCCGACCAGCCGCCGCGTGACCTCGTTGCGGAGCACGCCGACAAGCGCATATTCACGCAATCTGACAACAGCGGGCTTTTTCGGGTCGTCGCCTTTATTCGGCAGTTCTGTTTTATCAGAAACAGTCTCGAGCTCGGGAATAGCCGCTACTAGCCGTCCGTCTACGGTGACATCTGCCATAGCGCAGGCGAGCCGGTACTCAAACATGCGCAGGAACCACTCAGTGTCGCTTAAAAAGTGATTGTCGCGCTGATCGATAAGCAGCTGGTGGTGAATGATCGTGTTTTCTTCGGCCAGCAAGCTGCGAAACTGCACTTTGTATTTGCCGCCCATCAGCTCAAATGTTTTCTTAAACCGCTCGTTCCCGAGAGTGACGGCTATAAACGCTTCTTTATCCGCGTCCGTGACTTCGACGTCGAACTCGCGGCGCATGTCCCAGCTGCAGCGGGGACAGAACGGCGGTGGAACATCTTTTTTTTCTACTAGCGGTTCCGGTGGTTCTGTCAGCGGATCCTTCAGGTTTATTTCCGGTTCTTCTTCTTTTACCGGCTCTGGCGTTGATTCTGACGCAGCTGGGGGCGGTTCGGGCGTCGCAGGAAGCTGCGGAACTGTTTTTCGGTCATCGATAATCTGCGTGGCGGCGGGCGTGTCCGGTGCAGTCAGTTTCGCATATAACTGCCGCGCGCTCTCGCCGAGCCCAGCAGTTTTACGGTCAAGCTCTTGCTGCCGCTTCTCGTTTTCGATTTCTGTCTTCGCGTCGGCCAGCGTAGTTTTAACTAGTGCAATGTCTTCAGCCGTCATATTAGCGATGTCGACGAATAAACCCGGCACTTGGCTGGGCGGCGTGCGTTCTTTAATCTCAGCCAATACGTCACCAAGATTTACAGGCAGCGGTTCGCCGGGCTGCCAGTCAAATTGCAGCAGAGTCTTTTTTGTAAATTCCGAAACGTACTGCCCCGAGCCGTCCTTGCTCATATAGGTTCCTATTTGATGATGAGGTACTTATCCTTAATCGTTTCTCGCTTCGGTTCGCCTAGCTTCGGTTCTTTGTACGGACCGGCAAGACTGCTACCGCCAGAGCCACGGTCCTTGTCGCGAAAGTTGCCGCCGCTCGCCTCGACAATCGTGAAGTCTTGCGTGACAAATACTTGCTCGTCTACAAGTTTTGCTTTACCCGGGAACGGCCAAGTTTCTGTGCCTGACGCAACCTTGACTGGTTTTTCCTCCCACTTATCCATTTCCTGCCCGGCAAGACGCGCCATCTGCTGCCAGCGGTCTTCAAACAGTTCAAACTCGTCTACGCGGTAATCCTCGTCTCTGCGAAAACTGAATTCGATATCCCGCATTGTTTTCTTTTCGCCGGGCTTGCGCTCTTCGTACAACAGCGGCACATATTTTTCGTCGTATATCTGCTGCAGCGTTTTTGGTAGTTCTTTATTTATCATGTCTTTAACGGCTTCAACAATAGAGTTCACATCGTCGCCGCACTCGCTACCTTCCGGACACGGTAAAGCCGGCCCGCCGTTTTTCGTGAAGATGTGGCCCTTGTTAATGAAGATGTTATTACGCGCCATGAACGAAAAGGCAGAGGTCTGACCGTCTGCGACAATCGGGCCGTCGGTATAAAGAGGACCGTTTAAGTAAGTGTTATTTTTCCCGAATGCGCTCACAACTTTAACTTTTGATGGCGGATCATCTCGGAACGCGTGAAAAATCTTGCCCTTGATGTCTTCGATATAGTGATAGATATTTTTTGCTCGCGTCATAATCGCGCCCTCACCGCGGTTGGCGTCGATCATGATATTACCAACCGGCACGTCGTCCAAACCCTCTTTGCCGCCAACAGTGCGCAGGTAGATGTTCTTCGACAGCCCGACGATCTCAGCCTTTTTGGCTTTCAGTACGATCCCGCCAAATACGACGCCATCGCCCGGTGTGTCAAAGTTATAGATAGGCGCTTGCGCGCGGCTTTCAATCAGTACCCCGCCGAGCTCTTTTGACTCCTCGTTGCCGGCGAAAATCATGACGTTCTTTTCGGCCTTTATGCGCACGTTCTCTTCAGTCGCGGACATATCGATTGTCTTATCCGCGCGGACAATGCAGTCACGGCCGGCCCAGACTTGCGCGTTACGGCCGGGTTTGAGCCAGACGTCGCCGGGGGCTGAGATAGTGACGCAACCGGCTGTCATACGTATTTCAGCGCCATAGCCGTCGCCAATAACTATGCCACCGTCCTCGAGCAGCGAAATAAACGATTCGCTGGGATAGAAGTTTTGCGTGTTGTAGCGGTGGTCAATTTTGATCGATTGGTGCCCGGGTTCTTGTAAGTACATCGAACCCTTGAGCGAGCTGTAGTTCGGCACCACGTGGTTATACTGCGCGTGCTCAAGCTCGCTCTGCTCCCATGTCTTGTAGTCTTTTGCGTGCCAGTGAAACGGGTGCAGGCCGGCGTAGTTAAATAAGTAACCATGCAGGTCTAACACACCAGCGGCTCGTTGCAAATGCGGATGCTTATCGGTGGCTTCCAGATCGCCCGTGATTGTGTGCTCGCCCCCGCCGCCGTATTTGCCGGCAAACTTATAGTTATCTTGCGTATCTCCATTACCGTCTTCCGGTCGGCGAATGCGCGCAGGTACAGGTAGCAATAATCGCTTAGTTAGCGTAATACCTTTTGCCGACGCGATAAACCGTCGGCCGTCCAGTCCGGTGTTGTCTTCTGATAAACCGATTGGCGGTTGTTCGTCGTCTTGCGTCGGCTTAGCGCTACCCTTCGACGCGGTACGTGTGCCGGACAGTTTACTCTGCGCGGTGGACTCGTACGGATCGGGCGCATCTCCGCTGCCTGTGAACTTATAAGTCCACCACGTTTGGCCTGTCGGCGGTGCGCATACTACGGTTCGACGGCCTTGTCCGTAGTAACCGTAAAAGTTTTGCGTTCTGTGAAATGGTTGCTGGTTTTCGTATTTGTTTTCCCAGCTTCCGTAATACGGCCTGCCCTTGGCCATCATAACCGCGTTTGCGTCGTAGGTCTGGATTGTATCCTGACCCGGCTCTAGCGAGCCTATAGCTTCCCACGGATACGGCGAGTAGCCCTGCGTGTCGTTATATTCCGCCTGATCCATGTAGGCGTCGCGCTCGTGCCCTGCCGTCCATGTCTGCAGGTTGTAGCCGCCGATACGTAATAGCTGATCGTGATAAAAGCCGAATACGCCGGTAAATTCGTTTACAGCCATCTGCACCATGAAATCGTCTAGCGTGATTTTCAGGCCAGTGGTGGTTATTGCGCCCCATTCGCCCGCATTCGTGCTGTCAAACGGTCGCCATGTGCTCCAGTTAACCACACCGCCGCCATCAGCGAACTTTAAATACTGCTTATGCGCGTCGTCGACCCGGTTGCGAGAAGCCTGATGGATAAAATCGTGAATAGACTCCTTGCCGCGTATAGCGACGGGCGGCACTGCGCCTAGAATAAGCGCGTGCGGCAAATCATTGTGAACATACAGCAATACGCTCGTGCCGGGCGTGAATGTACTGATGTCCGTGGCGCCAATCGGAGACTGACTTGTCGCCGATAAAGCGGCCGCCATCATAGGCGTTTTTAACCGCTCGACATTTACACGGTAACAATTCGCTACAACTGCGCAGTCTATAATCTCGCCGACGCAGATATTACCGCCGTTATTTAGGCTGGTAGCGTATGCCGGACCGCGGATGCGCGGGTCTGCTGTCGGCGTTAAATTGGCCGTGTGCGCATTTGTGGCTGTGGGCGCGTCAACGCGAGCTTCCAGCCTACGCACGTCGGCTGTCGGGTCGACAAGCGCTGACAGCGTTTTAGATGGCTGCAGATTTACACTGTGGCCGCTATTTTCTGCGCCCATTTATGTCCACCAATCGGTGAGGTTATGGGCATAAAGCCCCGGGTGTTGCCACCCAATACCATAAGCAGCGGCTGCGTTTTGCGCAACCGCTGCTTAATTGGTAGTACGTAATTATCAACTTATGCGCCGGCTTTGGCTACTTCGTAGAGCAGATCCAAAAACACCATACCGACATTTTCCATAATCACAATATCTTGCGCAGATACGCTAACACCAAGCGTGGTGATCTTCGGTGTTTTTAACGTATACGTCACGCCGCCATCTGCGTTAAGCGCTGCCCCCGCCGCGCCCCGCGCCGTAATCGCGCAACCGCCGTGAGCCGTCAGTATGATGTTCTTACCGGGCTTTTCGCACAACGGGCCGTAGTCATCAACAAACGTCTTGAAAGCGTTCGAACCGCCCACAATACGCTCAAACTGCGCCTGCCCCTGTCGACGGCCGCCTACGTAATAAACGTTCTGCGGCGCGCCTTTTGTGCCCAGCTCGTAAATGAAGTTAATAGGCCTGTTGATGGTGAAATTCACACGCTGCACCACCGCGCCTGTTGATGGCGCGTCACCGAGTTGCAGCGAGCAGTTCTCGGCGGTAAAAGCGCCGCCGATTGTCTGGTCTGTGTTCTCGAAAATGTTTGCTCTTGCTTTTGCCATGTGTTAACTCCGTTTTAAATTTACACCACTAAGTGCAGCTCAATGTTGTTCAGCGGCGCTGGCACCACTAAATCGAGCACAATTTCAATGCGATCTTTTAACAGCGGGTGTATACGCAATACTCGGATTGAGCCGTCGATTAACTGCGACCCGAGCTCTTGCGTGTAGCCGTTATTTTTGAGGAAATCAATTACTTCGGATACACGGCTGCTCAGGTAGGTGACCATTAACGGCGTCGCGTTAGTGCGGCCGATGTACGGACGCAGGCGGCGCAGGAACAGGTAAGAGATTGAGTCGACGTTGCGCCGAATCATCTCCTCACGCCTATTAAGGTCGAGGTTGTCGGTCGTGAGGGCGTGTCGATTATACGGCGTGCCATCGCGATCTTCGGTGACAATCCAGACGCCCGCTGCGGCCATACGATTGAGCTGCGTTTCGTTAAACATCTTGTATGACCTTGTGTAGTCGTCAAAGCCGGCCACTTCTACGTTGGTCAGACCCTGATGCGGCACCACGCTCGACGCCAGCCCCGCAAGGGCGGCGGCGAGGAAGTAACCGGGCTGCAGCGTACCTGCCGAGCCAACCTGATCCGGCCACACGGCGCACACGCGACGATTCGACATAGCGCCTGCGCGCTCAGCGATATCATCAGCCATTTCGTTCCGGTTCATGTTGTGCCAAATCTCAACACGTTGCGGCGTTGTAATAGCCGTGTCCGTGCCGGAATACAGCCGCAATGAGCTTTCTGAGAGTACCTCGTCTACGACGTACTCGGAGTACTTGGTCGCACCGAAACCGTCTACCGTGTACGAATACCGCACAAGGTCGCCGGGCTGCACGTCGTTTGTGATGAAGTAACCGACACCGTTCGGCACCTGCAGCAGCGTGTACTGGTCGCCAGTCGCCGCGGTGTCGTCGCTGATTGTGGCAAGTACCGGTTCCGCGATTTCGTTGCCTGCCACGCCAGCAATTGGCGCGCCTTCACCCACCAGCATTTTTCTGTTGCGGCTTTGGATACCGAAGAAACCTGCCTTCCAGTTGTTCTGAATCTCGTTCGACTCGCCGCCGATGTGCGCCGCGAACAGATTGTGCACGCGCGTATCAAACGTGAGCGGAACGAGGTTATAAAGGTCGTCGCGACCCTTGATGCGCTCGAGCACCTGCACCCAGCTGTCGAGATCGTCGGGTTCGCATACAGCGGTGTACTTAACAACAGTGCCGAGCGTGTTTGACAGCGCCTTGTACACGCCCCACTTTAACGGGTTATCAGGATCCAGCTGCCCGCGGATTTGATCAAGATCGGCCACAGAGGCGATAGAGTTGACCTCATCGCACAGCTCGCTCAACCACTCGCGGTATTGCACATAAAGCGTGCCGGCAGTAACAGGCAAAGGCTGCTCGACACCGGCCAGCGTCCATTCCGGGTGATAAGCTATGGCGCCAGCCTTCACAACGATCTGCGTATCTTCCTTCGTGTAGTTAACGAGTGGAGCAAACCCGACCCGGTTTTCTGTGATCTCAATATCAGACTTGATGAACAAGCGGATATCCAGAGCCGGATACGTAACAACTTCGGTGGAGCCGTTCATAGTAACAACAGCTCGCATCGCTGTTGGAAGGTCGTCGCGGAGAATCAGTTGGTTAACCGGGCCAGCCTTGCTCGATACGACCTTGATGTACCACTTGTCGCCCTTGCGCATTGACGCAACCGGCACAAAGCTCGTGCCAGAGCTGCCCGCGCTTGAGCTGCTGGAGCTTGAGCTGCTTGGGCTAACCGTAGCAAACGCTACCGCCACACCGTGCGAACCAATCGGGAAAAAGTCACCGGCCAAAACACCCGAATTCACAACCTCAAACGGGCCGGAAAAGTCCAAACCCTTGGCTGTGCGCACAACAATATGCGGGAAGTTCGTGCCACCTTCTTCGACGTATCCGCCCTTGGTGCATTCGATGATGTAAGTATCGTTCTTGTCGCCCGTGTACGAGCCCGCGACGACGCTGTTCTCGTTGTTTGAGATAGCGATTACTTCAGCGAAAGTTTGCGACACCGTGATCTGCCATTTTTGACCAATCACAAACGTGTCAACCGCAACGCCGGCGGTGAACGTATTGGAATTCGGCGCGCCTAAAACCGCGTTCGCAAACGTAACTTTCAGCCCGCGGGTGCCGATGACGGTTTCGCTACCGAAAGCTGCCGGCGTCACCTCCGCGACATCGTCACGTTTGCTGGCAGATCGCACACGCAGCCGAGCTGAGTTACAGCCGCTGATTGAGCTCGTAACAACCTCGACGGTGTACACCTCTGTTATCGCGCCGTCTTCCACGCCGCTATAGTCGGCGGCATTTACGGAGGCAATTCGCACTCGGTTAACCGCGCCGGCAAGTTTGACAGAAGAACTACCGGCAGTAGTTGATTCCGCGTTATTGATGTCGGCAGTCGCGTTTTCGATCTCTGACGGGATCGTGGTGCTCGCAAAGCCAGCAACACTTGTCCACAGCGTCGTCTCGGTGCAGTTGACATCGTCGGCGACAGAACGCAGATACACGATGTCGCCGACCTTGACGTCACGATCCTTGAACACGCCGCTGCGATTGAAGCCGCCGTTTACGCGGTAATGTATAGCTGTAGCGTTCGGTCCGCTGCCAGCAACAGACTCGATCCAGTTAGATTTTTGCTTGACAGGCCGTGTGGTTGTAGCCAAATCGCTAATTGTGTCTTCGTAGTAACGGAGCAGCGCGTCATCGGCGTAGAGCTTGACATAATCCGCATCGATACGCGAGCCTGCAAGCCGCTGCGGCCACGCGTAGGCGGTGTCGACCGCGGGGTTATACACGCCGACGCGCATCAGCGCCTTCTCGTCCGAGTTGTTATACCGATGGAGCACAGCGTGAGGGCCCGAGATGTGGGCGCGCAGCGGCTCAGTGATTTCTGTCGGTACAATTGTGAATTCTTGGAAAACAAGAACTTGCGGTTTAACGTATGCCATAGTTAAAACTCTCCATGCCGTAAAGCGTTGATCGGTTGGTGGCTATTCACAGTATAAAAAACGGTAACTGCAAATAAAACACCCGGTATTTGATTTTAAATCCGTAGTCAGCAAGTAAATAATTCTGACGCCTTTAGGACAATCCGCTTCAAACGCGGCGCATACGGCTGGAGCGTCCAAGACTCCTCGGCAACGTATGTCACGGTAACAGGGACGGCATAACCCTGCACCACCTCTTTAATTTCACTTATTCCGCCCACTTGTGTGATCATGAACCTTTTCAGGTCCATTTGATCTCGAATCCACGGGCCAAAATGCTGCAAAAATCTGACGACTTCGATTGCCAACAGCTCAGTTTCGAGACCTGTTAACGATAAACAGTATAACGTATGGCTTCCCTGCCACAAACCAAGGTAACTGCTGGAGCCGGACGTGTAGTCACTACCAGCCGCGTCGCCGATACCTATTCGGTTCCATGACCAGTCGTTACGTTTAATAAGAACAGCCGGGCGCTTGTCTTCGTCGCTCGGCAGCCAGCGCGTGATACTTTCGATTAAAATACCGCCGTCATTCAGTCCGTTTTCGTTCTGCTTCCACCCTCCAACCTCTAAAAATTTCTGCCGTAACAGTTCATCTTCGACGTTATTGGGATCCGTAAAGTGCTGAATAAGCAGTTGGCGCAGTAAACCGGTCATGACGTGCGGGCGGGTGCCGTACGAACACAGCGAGCTCACCTTCTGAACACGGTTTTCCGGTTCTGGGGTTACCGGGCAGTCATTGCTCTGATTTTCGTGCGACATCTTTAAGGTACCTACGTAGCGAATCTGTTTTCGGTAATTCGGGCGTAATTGATATTTGCGGTAGCGTCTTTAGTGGCTTAGCGCGCATCTCAATTTGGGCGTTAAGCCGCAATTTATCGGGCTGCATCATATATCCCAAAATGTGTTAACTTGGCGGACGGGCCCAATGGGTGGTTTTGGCGCACATGACGATGACGACGAACTAGTGGGGTAGCACACAGGCTCTAAAACTTTAACTGCCTTGGTGTCTGGCCCAAATTCGTTGAGCTTCTCGTATAGCAGCACGTAGTCGCCGGGGTCTAGCCTTAAGTTAGCGACCCAAGAGCCTGCAGCATCTGTCGTTGTAGCGGCAACAGCTAAATGCCGCGGCGGGTAATCGGGGAAACCGCGGTCAGCGTCGGCTTTTTTAAATGCGTAAACCCGCGCGCCCGCAACTGGCGTATTCAGCGATGTTAAATAACGTAAATCTAGCCCGTCGTAAGCTGGCCCCACGACCGCGCACCCGTCACCCACACTCGGCAGCGGAATCGCCGGGCCCGATTCGGCTGACGATAGCGGTATGTAGTACACAACACTACTAAGCGGGATAAGCTCCATCTGCACTTCATATACGATTGGTAGCCCGCGTACAGCTGCGGCAGACTTAACAGCTTGCACTACCCACCGCTCGTCGCTCGTGCCGTTTACCCAGATATCGCGGTAATTCAGCGCCGGGAAGCCTATTACGCGCGCGGTAACTACGGCGTTTTCTCTTGTTGTGCCGCGTAGGTTGGCGTCGCTGTTTTCGTCGATAGTCTGCAAGCTCAAGTCCCAGCACTGTAACGGTAAAGCAGGGTGGTAGCCGTTTTCAAGCGCTGTGCCGTAGCATACCGGGCAATCAGTGTCGCCAGACTCTTCAGTTAATTTGTCGCGGCAGCGGGGGCATGGCGCACCGTAACGGAACGCTTTAATTAAATAACCGCCGACAGCTAGTTTTCTACTTCGCAACTGCTCTTTGCGGATAATTTCTCGAGACAGCAGCCAATCTTGCTCTGACAGCTCGCCGGTGCTTGGCGAAGCCGGCGACACGTAATAACCGTTAGGTGTAGTAAGCGTTAATCGATAATGAGCTGTCCAAACAGTGCCGACGTTGTGGCGTTTATTGTCAAACGTATGATAGCCGTTAATTACCGGCGCCCCGAGATTGCGCCAGTCGTCGGCTTCTTGCAGCCCTGTACGGCCAACCTGCAGCTGGAATACATACGGACCCGGGTCATTAAACGTTGGCTCGAGCTGCCACCACACGCGCGTCGTCCCGTAAATCATGTGATCTACGGAAACACGTCGAAACGGGTATGTTTTCTGTAGTGACATAGTTATTCTCGCCCATTCATTATGGCTGCGCTGATAGCTAAAAAAAAGGGGCGCACGCGCTTACGGGCGCCCCAAATTAACCAGTGAAATTGTTACGAGGCCTGCAACGCGTCCTTGTTAGCGTCAATAGCGACCTCGGCAAGATACTTGTAATCCGCGTCAGCGAGAGACGCCTTGCACATGCTTAACGTAAACAAGTAACTATCAGCCGCCTCGAGCGCCGTGTCTTTCAGCTTGTCTACCGTTTCCGCACTCGCCGCGGTATCGTCGGGCAAATCACGGATAAACGTGAGCAGCGCGGCAAACTTTGTATTAGCGCTGTTGCCCATATCCAGCAATATAGCCGCAATCATCCGGGCCAATTCTGAGTATGCCTTATCGGGCAGCTCGTCTCCAGAGCCACCGCGGGCGTGATGTAACGCGAGTAGCTCCTCGTATAAATTAAAACTTTCCGAATTCAGCCGATCGTGCTCACGCATTTTCACAATCTGCGCGAGCGCCATGTCGACAGCGCTTGTTTTGATCACCGATACCTCCGTTAAATCGGGCAAATAGTAGCAAACACCACTATTTAATATGCCGCATTTTTAACGGATTTTTAGCGCCTAGTACCGAGACCGAATACCGGACGAGTAAACGCCATATTGGTAGAGCGAGCCGACTTCGCCGTAGCCGCCCTCAAGGTTGAGCGAGGCTTTTTGCGCGCGCACCCACTCTCTGTACGCCTGCCACCGCATTTGGCCGGCACGCTCATAATTGGGCTCTTTGTTCTGGTCATCGAGCGCGATACCTGCAGCCGAGTAGCTCAACTGGTTTCTACGGAACTGCTCAGCAACCATAAAGAACAGATTGGCGCAAATACCTTCAAGCCAGTGATACCTGTACGGGAAGTCTTGCGTTGTAAAAGTAGCGATCGGCGGGGGGATCTCGTTCCAGTATTGAATAGGCCGGGTAATAGCCAGCGCGATTTCCGCGTCGTCAAACATCAGGTGGTCGAGCAAAAAGCTCTCGCCGGGCGCGCTATCTCGTAAATGCAATCGGATTTCTGCCATAGACGGCGGACCGCCCGGCGTAGAGTTACCGAACGTACTCCGTGAAATAATCACTGAAAACGTGTTCGAAAAAATCATTTTCGACGACACGTTCGGATTTGATGTGTCTATCAGCGCCATTTCGCCGTAATACACTCCCGGCAGTTGCGTCAGATTCGCGGTCATCGCCACTGTCACAATACCGGTAGCCGCTGTTTTTACAGTGGCGGGTACCTGCAGCGGACCGTAGTTGCCAATACCGAGCGCTACCTGTTCTTTTATCCGCATTACGATTTGAAACGGCCCGGACGACGTCGAATTATTCGTAAAACCCAATGACGTTAAATTAATTGGGGCGCCGTCTTTGTCGTGCAACTGCCACTCTATTGTCGTTGTCTGGCCCTGTGTGAGCGACACAGCCCGCATACGAGACAAAATAGGCTGACCGCTGACGGCAGATATTGGCGCGCTGATCACGCTCTGGCCGGCAAACGGCACAGCGGCTGGCGTCGGCGGCGTTCCGGTATCCGTATCGCAGCAAGGTTCTGGCGGCGGAGCATTCGGCGTAGCAATTACAACCATGTTTTAGCTCGCTATGTAAAAGATTAAGGGCTGGCCCGGAGGCCAGCCCTTATCTTATCACGATGAATCGCGATAATTAAACTCAGGGGGCGCTAGAGCTGCTAGAGCTCGCTACGTCATTAGTGTTCAGGTCGCCCTCGATGAAGTCACCGCCGCCGGCAAACGACGGAACCGTTGTGCCCAGCTCATTGGTCGACGCCATACCAAGCTCGCGGGTGTTGCCACCAGTTTCGCTCAGCAAGTACACCGACGGAGACTTTACAATAGTCAGAGCGCCGTTAACAAGCGCCCGCTCAAGAGCAGCGAAACGCCGTGTGCTGCGTTCTGCGCCGAGAGCGCCGACAAGATCCCCACGAACCGAATAGGTTTCGTTGTTCGCGAGTCGCTTGCCGTGCTTACCAAGAAACCCGAACGTCTGGGTTGTCCCAGAAACGTTCTTTACAGTCGTATAGAGATCCGTTGTCGTGTTTGGCATGAAAAGCTCCTAGATTAGTTAGCTAGCGTTTTGCAGCGCGATCGCCGCAGCGGCTTGCAGCTTCAACACCGCGTCGGCGATGTTGGGCTGAGCCGCAGCGACGTCCGCCGCTTGATTAAAAGCCGCAACCTTCTCAGACCCGGCCAAGCCAGCGGCGACAAGAACAGCGTCGAGCTGCTCGTTGGCGCTAGCCAGCTTTGAGGTCTGTACAGCGGCAGCCTTGTGCTGCTCGGCTGTATAGAGCACATGAAGCTTCTGGGCGGCCGACCACATTTCTGCGGCCTCGTCCTCATTGCGCGGCGAGATGCCGTGCGCTGAAAGCTTCTCGAAAAAGTACGGCGCGGCAAGTTCCGCCACGAGTGTGGCATAACCCTGCTCGGCCGCCTGCTTTACCTGATCCATGTCTGTGCTCCTTGAAAGTTAAACGTTGTTATCACTTGAAATCGACGCGGGCCAGACCGTTCGTATGGCCGAACGAGCCGCCTGTCGTCTCATAGGCAAAATACTCGAGCATGTAAGCTTCACGACGGATGTACATCGTGGTGGGCTCGAGCTCGTAGTTCTTGCCGATGAACTTGGGCGAGGCGAACATGAACAGGCTGTCCGTGGGGACAAGGCCCGTCTTGATCGTCACGATCCAGCGGCAATTCAGGAAGTTGGTTTCCGCCCAGCCGTTCTTGATGATGTCTTGCGAGAAGTCACCACCCATTTCGTCGCGACCGAACTTGAGGAGCTCCTTGATCGTGAGGTTATTCACGAGGCAAGTCTCAACCTCGAAGTGCGAAGCCGTACGCGGCATGATCTTGAGGGCGTCAACCAGCGTTTCGCGGGTGATACCACCGTAGATCTCCTCGTATTGAACTTCGCCCGAGCCAACAGCCGGGGCGCCCGCAGTCGGGAGCACAGCGTTGATCGCGGCCATGAACTTTCCGTCTTCTTCGGCGAGCATGTCCTTGATCATGTTGTCCGACAGAACCTGCCGGATGTCCATGACGTAGGTGCGCAGTTCGTCGACGTCCTTCACAGCGCGGGGCGACACGATCCGGTCAAACATGACGCGGTAACGCGGGCCACGGATGTAAAAGTTAACGGGCAGCGTGGCAAACGGGATCGACACGGCAGCCGGGGAATCGGGTTCCTTATCGACAATCTTGACGGGCTTGTCAGTGTCAACCTGACGGTCGAGCTCGTCGTTGGTGATTGTCAGCGGCGGCATAATCCGCCGGTAGAACCCGTCTTCACGCATCTTGGTGCGCGTGAAGTCGTTAACCGCGTCGATGGCCTGCTTCTGCATGCCGGGAGTGTCGAGCTGCTCAAACAGTGTTTCGTTGAGCAGTTGGATTTCTGACTGTGTAGGCATTTGGAACCTCCGTGTTCCTGATAGTTAAGGGTTAGTTTCAGCCGGGTACCGCGCCGGGAAGCCACACGCTCCAGAAGGAGAGCGTGCTGACGCCGTTGTGGTTGGTGTGTTTACCGCTGGACACCACACCGACCACCGGTGTGACAAACTGAGTGACGCTGGCGTTGGTCAGCACGCCACCGGTCGCGGCGTTGCCGGAGGCAGCACCGAGGGGGGCCGTGAGAAGATCGCCGGCAACGTAAGACCGGTTTGAGACGAACTCTGTCGAGTCGATCTCGTAACCGCCTGTGGCCACTACGCCGGACAGCTTGCCGCTCGGCGAGATCGCCTGCTGCACAAACTTGCCCGAAGCTGTGGTGCCGTCGTTTGAAACGTCGGCATCGTTAGCGCCATTAAGCAGGAAGATAGCGACGTCAGTAGCGCGTACGCCGGGCAGAAAAACTTCTGCGCCGTTTACGTGCTCAAGGTGCACCACGCGGCCGCGCGGGAGGGTGTAGCCGACTGTACCCAGCTTGGCCGAGTAGTCGAGCGACGCCATGTCGAACCAGCCCTTTTTGATATCAACGGCGTGTTCGAAGGGAAGATCGGGAGCTGCCATAGTTAAGACCTCCGTGTCTTAGGGTTTAAAGTGCGCCACGCACTTCGTAGTAAAGAATCTCTCAATCAGTTTGTGGGCGGATTCAGCCCAAGGCCCGTGAACAACTTAATGTCCGAGGCCCGGAGCTTGCCGTCACGAGCGCCCACGTACGAGCTTGTGACGCTATTGTTCGGGTCGTATCCAGCCGTCTTCTGTGTCGTTGTCGGCGCGCCGATACGGGCCATCTCGGCCGCGTTGCGGTGTGACGCTAACTTCACAACAAGCTCGATCGCGCGGACCGGATCCTGCAGGGCAGCAGCCAGTGCTTCCTTCTGATGCGGCTCGATGCGCTCGTGTTCAACACAAGCTTTCACAGCCTCCGGAATCAGAGAAGCAATCTTCTCGTGCTGCGACTCGCGAGTCTTGAGGACTTCGGCCGCTTTGCTCATCGCAACATCAGAAAAGCCGATGTAGTCGATGATCTTCTGGACTAAAACGTTCTTATCGGACATGGAAACCTCCGTTTAAATTCAACGACTTGTGAGCTCGCGGACGTGGGCCTTCATAATGTCACGCAGTTGACGCGACCGCTTGGTGCGCGCCTCTTTGATCTGAAAACCACCGGCGCGCTTGAAATTAGCTACGGCGTTTCCAATCATTTGCAGCTCTCGCGCTGCGGCCATTTTCGGGGCACCGGCTTCTGGCGGCATGCCTTCTGGCGGCATCCCGCCCATTTCACCACCGCCGCCGGCTAAGCCAGCCATCAGCTCTTCAGGGGATATGCCCAGCTCTTGCAGCGCCATCGCCAGCTCTTGCAGGGCTTCTTCTTCGCTCGGCTCGCCGCCGGGAGCAGCGCCCATCTCACCACCGCCAGCTCCGCCCATCATATCTTCAACACTGGGCGCCCCGGCCATTTCACCGCCCATATCAGGAGCGGCTTCGCCAGACTGACTATCGCCTTCCGCGCTGTGGTCTTCACCTTCGGCGGCTTCTTCAGTCGGGTCGGCACCAGCCGTCTTCGCCGTGTAGAAACCGACGAACAGGTCGGCCATCTCGTCAGCTTCGCGCAGCGTGTTAGCGCACACGTCCCGGACACTGGCCTCAGCGGCTTGCTTGTCTAAACCAAGCGCAGCGGCGAGCTCGTAACCAGCGCTAAAGGCGGCTTCTTTGCCCTCACGAAGATTCTTAAGGTCTGAACCCTCAATATCGCCATCGCCGTCTACGTCCAGCTTGTGCTGGTCGCCTTTAAGCTCGCCCTTGGACTTGTCTTTTTTTGCGTCGATCTTCTTCTGGATAAAGTCCGGCATACCAGCGGCCTTTTCTTCGACAGCCGAGGTGCCGAAGTTAATCAGGTCGGCAAGGATTTCGTTGCCGAGATCGCTGCACTTGGCGTGAGCCTGCTTGAACGTGACCGAGCTGTACTTCTCGCCGTCGTTGGCCTTGGCCGGATGCGTGGTGCCCGGATCGTCCTTCGTGCCCTTGTAATCTTTTTCAGCGGACGGGTCTTCGCCAGTCGCAGCGGCGTTGGTGCCGATGTTCAGCTGCACGTCGTCCTGCCGGCCTTCTTGCGAAAGCTCGGGGGTGTTGTCGACGGCAAGCGCGCCCTGCTGCTTCTTAACGTCGGCTTCGTATTCCGAAGCGCGCGAACCGGTCGTCGCCTTCTGCACATTGTTATCAACATGCGCGCTCGGGTGCGATGAAGCGCCCTGATAACCGCCCGGATCGGCGGGCACGGGGGACGCAGACTTTGCAGCCGCGACCTTTTCAGCATTCTGCGAAATTTCTTCAGCAAGCGCGTTCAGTTGCGCAAACAGTGAGCGAGGCGTCCGTGCCATAGTTATCTCCTTTGTGCGCCAACATCGTGTCGGCGTTGTTTACATTACATAATTCTGCATAACACAATACGGTGCTGTCAACCCATCACCGTCATATTTTTTCATAAACTCGGCGTACGCTGCGATTTTATACATAGCGTAGTGCCGCGCAAGACTAGTTGCAGCTGGATTATTAGTCGCAGCAGTTTTTGTTGTGTGTGTTGTTACCGTGGGTTGTTCGGATTGTGCCGTGCGAATTGCGGCTAAATAAGCGCGCTTTTCGGTGTTCTCCGGTAACGTGCTTCGCGTAGCGGCGACTTTCTCCGCCCAGATACGCGTATGCTGTGTTGCCGTATAAGCAGGATTATAAGCATTTTGTTCTAAAGTTGAAAGCAAATCCTGCTCTTCAGCAATTTTAGTAAACACACCCGGCAGTGCAGAACTAACCGCCCGTACCAGTTCGGCCTCGGCGGACTTAACGGTGAGAGTTAAGAAGTCTTTAAGCGACAGGATTACGCCGGCGTCGGTTAACGCGCGAACAGCCTCGGCGATCTTGATATTGCCGAGCTCCTGCGCTGATAACGGTGGCTGAACTGCGCTTGATTCAGCTAAAGCAACATGCGTCCAAATACGCTCAGAGTGACTTAATTGCTCGGCGGCTGAGAGCTTTTCCAGCGCAACAACCTGCGCGCGTACACGGTCAGATACGCCGCTATCGATACCAAAAGCAGACGGAGCTGAAACACCCATGCGCTCAGCCAGTTCTGCGCCTGACACAGTTTCGTGGCTAGCGGCCTTATCGAACGTACCGGAGATGTATGCGATACGATCAGCTGGGCGGAATACGTGAGAGATATCAAAAAACCGCGGATTCGGATTATCGGCATGAAGTACACTGCCGTCATGTGCAACCTTACCGAGATTGTGCTTTAAACCGCCAGCTTTGCAGTGACCGCCGTTGCTGGCGTCATCGCAATATTCGGCGCGGGTACGGGCTTTGTTACCGCAATGGCTGCAGACGTCAAACGGAATTGTGCACGCCATAGAAACGCCGATGTCGTCGCCATTAGCCAGCTTCTCGAGTTCTTTATCGGCAACAAGTCCGCCGTTACGCTCTGCGGCTTCTTTTGTAGCGTTCAGCGCGCAGAGTAGTTCAATGCGCTTCATCGGCTCGTGATACGCGGACGCTTTTACAAGACCGTAACTCTTGGCCGGGTTCTTGTTCAAATGGTCGCGATAAAATCGGGCGTGCTTTACAAACGTGTCATGATACTGTTCGCAGCAGGCGCGCTTGAAACCGTCACCGTTACGATTGGGGCCGTAATCTTCTGTAGCGCCAATCGCGATAAGGTGCACAGGAACTTCATCTTTTGCGAATTTGATGTTGTGCAGTTTGCTGGCAAATTCAGCACCGGCGCGCTTAATTAAATCGGTCTTGTCGTTGCCGATGATGCCGCGGCTCGAGACTTTGATAAGGGCGGCAACCGGTTCGCTGAAGTCTTGCGACTGCGGCTGAATGACTTTGATCATGCTCATACGCTATTCCTTTATTTTTGCTGCGGCGTAACGCCGCTGGTAATTGCGTTTTGCAGCGCACGAATAAGCAAATCAGTGCCCACGCCCCCGAGCAAGCCACCCGCGCCACGTGCTGCCCATCGTCGGCGACCACCGGCTCTGTTGTTGTTTAAATCTCCCAGCAACGTGTCTACAGCGGTTCCGCCAGTTGGCGGCTTCGCTGGCTTATAGCCTTTCCTGCCGGGAACACCTTGCGCTGGCGTGCCGCTATTCGCTGGCGTAACGTTCAATATGCGGCCCAAGGCGCGCCTCATGTTATTGCGGTCGGCTTCTGAGCTTAGACGGTTCGTGCTGAGTGAGCCGGTATCTGTAATTCTTGCCGCCGCGGGCGCGTCAGCTCGCGGCAGCGCGGCTGTGTACTTAGCCGGATCACCGAAAAATTGTTTGAGGCCAGCTAGATACGGCGCATCTTTATATTTGCCCGGGTTCTTAGCGGCGTCAGCGATCAGCCGCTGAAGTTCGCCACCGCGCCCTAAATTTGGGAACACACGCTTCAGCAGACCGTTTGCGAATGTTGCGCCGCCTATCGCGCCGAGAGCGTCGGCCTTAGCCCGGACGGCGGTGAGCGGGTTGCCCGGCGTGTTCTTGTCGTAACGCTGCATAGGCGGCGGAATAGGCTTGCCGTCTGGCCCTCGGGCGATAGGCGGGTCTGCGGAGTTCACAGGCGCAAGGCCGGTCGCGGCGGCAAGACCGGGCGCGGAGTTTAGAAGCAACGCGCCACCCGCTGACCCGAGGCCGCCGGTTAATGCGCCGTAAAGCGCGTTGCGCATCTTGTTCTTTTTCTTTTCAGTGCCGAGATATCCGGCACCGCCGCCGCCAACTGCGCCAATAGCGCCAGCCAGTAACGGGTTGACAGCTTCTTTAACTAAGTTGTGCGCGGCGGCTTCTTTACGCAGCTCTGCTGTGTCGCCCGTGGCAGCGCACTTGGCAAACAGCTCAGAAAATTTTTCAGCTAACTGGTCGTGCATGCTGTATTCCTTAAATTAAACCGCGCTCGGTTTCTTGTGTCTGCACAATTGCTTTCTGCTTTTCGGCGCGCAGCTTTTCCATATCCATCAGCTGCTTGATATCGAAGTCAGCGAGCTGGCCGGCTTCTAAGCGCTTGCGCAATAACGCCTGCACCGTTGCACCAGAGTCCATGAAGTTTGGCGCGACTTCGGCAAGCTCATTAAACGCTGTAGCCACTTCGCGCGGATCGTGGCCGGAGATTACAGGGTCGTTTGTTACAAGGTCAGCTAGAACGCCTTGCGCGCGAATATTGCGCAGCTTTCGGTCGTGGTCAGGATCTGTGATGTCTTGAAAAGCTTCGCCGCGCATCTGGTCGGGCGATTTAACATAACTGCTACCACCCTCAAACATTGTCTGCCCAAGCATACGCGTTGCCGACAGTGGGCCCGCCGGAAATGACGGCAACGCATCAGCTTTTTTTAATTCGAGTGACTCCTCGAGCGGGTTGTAAAGCACTGAACCGGTAATGGTGGCAGGCTCAGCCTTTTTGGCCGCCGCTGTCTTAACCGGTACGCGCTGCTGGGCCGCGTTATAGTCTTCAACTGCCGACAGAACGTTCTGCGCCAGTTCGCACGGCTCGCATTGGCCGAATACGTGCTTGCCGGTTGCAGCCTGCTTTTCGATATGCGGATAAACCGCCGCAACTTTTTTCAGCACGCTGACTGCCGCATCGCCGTGCCGTAAGCCGGTCTCGCGTACAGCGTCTTGAAACGCCATATTGCCGGGGCGCCGGAAATACTCGTGCAGCTGCTCCATGGCGCTGGCTGCTTTGCCGTACGCCGCAGTAGCTTGCCGCCGCAGCTCTTCTTCTGCGCGCTTGGTAGCGATTTTCTCGCTGTTAGCGCGCATGGCAGCCGCGTGCTCGTCACGTGGCGGCGGCGTCCATGTCTTTTCTGGAAGCGCCACAGTTGCCGAGGCCGCTTTCTGCATGCCGCCGTACCGGCGCGCAATAAAGTCGGTTGGCGGCACGGCGTATTCTGTCGAAACCGCAGCGGCTTTAACCATTTCTGCCGCTGTCTTAACTTCTTTTGGAAACAGCGCCTCGAGAATCGCGTCGCCGTCGGCCAGCTTGAAATCAGCCGACTTCTCGGTTGTCGACGCGCCCTTCTCGCGCTGCGTCGTGGTGCGGCCGGTGTTGTAGGCGTGCACCATCAGCTGCACGTGCCCCGCCGGCATGTTCTCATCCGACGCGATTTTTATGATCGCGGCGTTTGGCTCATCGCCAGCGTTAACACGCTCGGCGGCTTTTTCAATTGCCGTGAGCAGTTTCGCTTCTGCTTGTTTGCTTAATTGGCGCATGCGTTATTCTCCCGGGAACCGTAAATTTTCTAGCGCGGGTTGATTCGTTAACTTGCCGCCGGCAGCCACAATCATTAATTCGTCACCACGTAATTCGGCGGCGCCATTATCAAAGGGTACCATTTTATCACCCTCGGAATCCAGTTTTGTGCCAATTTTGAACGGTAGCGACGAGAGCATCGTGCCGATATTTTGCACAATATTTGTACTGGCTTTACTAGCGTTTTCCGTAGTCCGTTCGATTTCCACGTATTTAACGTAGGCGTCTAGAAGCAGGAGCTGGGTATGCGTATTAATCGGTACGGTGAACGCAGCCACAGCCGCTTTGTGGCGCATCGAGTTAATAGCCGATTCTTGGAAAAAGGCTGAGACATCATCAGACTTTTCAGGCCGTTTGATATCCGTGAATTTGCTGATCATGGCGTCGAGCACGTGACCGCCGCCCTTGTAGCCGAACATTTTCCAGAGAAGGTCGTACTGGCGCTCGGTGAGGCCGCGCGTTACAGCGTCGGCCATAACGACGTTTACGACGTATTCTTGATGCGCCAGCTTTTCGCGAACGTCGAAGAAAACGGCTTCGTAGGCGCTGATCACGCCCGGCTCGCACCCGACCTTCTTAGCGATTTCCTCGTCTGTTTCGCCGGCAAGGATTCTGGCTTCAATTGCCCAGCGTGTCGGGGCTTTGTCATCGGCCCACATCGAGTGCGCCCAGAACAAGTCTTTATCCATCCTGACAAGCGAATAGATGTCGTTCGGGCGATTGGCTACAAGTGCGTGCCGGCGCTTTAACCGGCTAGCGCGCCGAATCCACGTAAAACCGGCGGAGCCGTCGATGGCCTTGGAGGCACGAGGCCCGCCGGTGTCTATTTGCACAGCCCGGAGCCACCGCCAGTTTGGAGCACGCCGCGGGTTGTCTTTTAGCGCTTGAAGCATTGTATAACTGTGCAATCACCGCAGCATTGGCGTTTCGACGGTTATCGAGAACACAAAATTTTTAGCGCCGGAACCCGCTGGCGTAATCTTTAAATACAGGTACCGCTTGCCGTTTGTTGGCGTACCGTCACGATTCACGTAAGCCACGCTGAGGCTGTGGTTGTCAATCTTCGCCGCGGTTGGCAGCGTAATATCAAGAACGTGAAACGCCTCGGCCGGCAGTTCGCTGTTAGGCGCTGTAGCTTGATTGCTTGTGTATAACGCCGCGGCTGCCCCCGCATTCGCGCCACTAGTCTGCGACAAACTGTAGCCGCGAATAATCCCGCGGTGCGGTACATTAAGCGTCACCGTTGTTTCGCTGCCGCTCGTCGCCGAAAACGTTGTTTCGCCCGACCAAATAGTGCTAGCCATGTTTCACCTATTAAGAATTTGCGACAGCGCCAAGATCCACGTCTTGCGCCGCAGTATCCGGATACGGCTCGATAGTCTTCTGCTTGAGGAAGAGAATTACGTCGCCAAGCATCTCAAAAGCGTTGCGCAGCGAGTCTTCCAGTTCCGGCATATCCGACTTGCCGTAACGATCAGCAAACCGGTCACCGTGCCAGTAGAACATGAATAAAATGCGACCAAGCTTATCGAGTCCCTTAGTCAGCTCGCCCATGTAGCGGTCGACCAGCGAGTCGTCTCGGACGGCGCGGAGCATGCTGCCAATCATGGCGGTATCAAATACTTCGCGTTGACCGGAGTTAGCAGCGTCGAGCACGGACTGCAGATCTTTATCGCCCATCCGGCTCATCGGGGTCGAGTCGTACATCGGGTTCGGGTTATACACCGAGCGGTCTGTCCGCATGGCGCTCATACCCGGAACCGGTACGCCTTGATCGATACCGAGCTGTGTCGGTGTCGTAGTGTTAAGCACCGTCTCGCCGCCCATAACAGGCTCAGGCATCGACGGAGCACCGGGCGCATCATTAATCATCATCGGCGCGCCGTATGGCGCTGCGTACTTAACACGGCACTCAAAGCGCTTCTTTACTGACGCCTGCTTCAGCACTTCGCGGGCGGCGTCTTCACGCAAGCCGTGTGTGCCGACCAGCGCAATCAGCGCCTGCTTTTCGCTAATACGGTCGCCGTCATTAATTTCGATAGTCGAGCCGTTATGGCGCACGACCAATGCGGCAGTCTTGCCCATAAGCTCAAGCTGGGCGTCAGCCAAGCTTCCCGGCATTAACGGCGGCTGCTTGCTTTCTCCGCAACCGCAGCTGTCCTGCCCTTCCGGCGAATCGGTATCATCTTCGCCCTTGCTGACCTTGAGCAACTTAAAGCCTGTCGGCACATAAACGTCGCCCACGCTAGCGCGCAGCTTTGAACCCTTCTTGCCGTTTAAGTGAATACGCACGCCGTCGCGGTATTTGTCGTAGTTCAGCGGATCTGTGTAGCAGCAGCCCGCAATGTCGCCGGGCATACGGTACTTGCAGTGATCTTCCATGTGAACTTCGTACACAGCCGTGTCTTGTCCGCTTGTGCCGTACTCGCGCAAAACGCGGAAAGGTACAGTCGTGTCGCCGTTCTTGCTGATCGCCATGTATCGCGAAGATTTGCCAGATACACTGTTAGCCTCGGGCAGCGCGTCAAACCACTTGGTGAACTCGTCGCCCTCTACGCGCGATAACGCAAACACGTGATCCGCGCGGGTGTTCAGCCAGTCAGGCTGCCCGTCTACGCGGACGACTGTTACCATCTTTTCGCGCTTGGTTGAGCCCTGCGGATAGACAGCCACGTAGCAACGCTCAACGTCACCCGGCTTGACGAGAATTTCGTACAGGCCGCTTTCGGTGGGGTTGAACAGCTTTTTTTCAACTTGAATGTTATACGGAATAGAGACGTTATCGCGGTCGCGCTGATCGAGAATAAGCACACCGTCACGGAGCAGCTTTTCCTGATCTTCTTCCGTCGTCTCTGGCGGGAGCTTTGTCTGCATTGTCACGCCGATCGTGATAATCTGCAGCCCTTTAACGGCCGGAGACACTGCCGGTGCGTCAGACAGCACGCTGGCAATCTTCGTAGCCGATTCACGCCGTGTCGCTTCGTCAATCGCTTCTTTAACGATGCTCAAGCCGTGGAACTGCTCCAGCGCTGACGCCAGTTGCGGGGCGTGCTGGCAGCTCTTGACCAGAAAGTCAATTGTGGTCAGCTTGGCTTCCTTCAAGAACTGCGCAAGATTTAACTGCTTGCCCATATCCTCGAGCGCGCGGGCTGTATTCATGGTGGCCGTCTTGGCAAGGGCCGGCATGACCGCTGTGACCATTTCCTTAAGCGTCGGCTTGGCCGAACCGAACTTAGACGGCGAGCGGCTCATCTGAGTAAAGTCAGGCTGCCGCTGGCCTAATTGCGATAAGTTGCGATCTACATTTTGACCGAGGATGTTTGGCTTCCGGTTAACAAGATAGTTAATCCAGTTTTCCTTGAGCGGAACGAACATGTCCTGATTCTTGAGATACAGGAGTTCGTGGCCCTTCAGGTCGCCGTTTAAGAAGAACATCGGCGCGTACAACCACAGCGAGCCGACTTTAAACGCAAATACGCCGACAGCCTTCGTATTTTCAGCGTTCCGGTCGAGCAGCTGGAAGCCAATCTCGTGATCCATCAGGCCGGGAGCCTTGTCTTGCAGGTACGCGTGAGCGAGATTGCTGAAAGCCTGCTCAAACGGTACGTCGTCGCCCTTGCCGCCCAACGCCGCAGCTTTTACGCCATTGCGGGCGTAATTGCGCAGCTTGTCGATCTTATTGGACACATTTTTGCTGTAATTTGTAGCCACGGCCACCTCCATGCGGCTGATTGGGCGAACACTATTCGGTAATGATAATTTACCTTGATTTCGCCCAATAATCCACTGTTATTTGAAATTACGGTTTCCAGCCACTTGTTGCGCCGCCTAAACCAAACGTTTCACCACGCGCTAACGTTGGTACAAAACTCGTACCGGCTGTATCGCTGACGCCGCCGCGATGAGTAGCGCCCAGCAGGCTTTTTTGTTGATAAGAGCCCAGCATGCGCGTCATCCAGTCAGGATCCGACGCGACATTCGCCATACCGCGCACCATTTCTGGCTCAAACGGTGGCGGCTCTTTATGGGCCTCGATGTCCTTAACGCCATACTTGTTCAAATTGTCTACTACAGACTTACCAATCTTTGTACCGATTGAGTAATGCAGTGCTGGCTTTTCGAGGTAGTGCCCCATCATACCTTTTGGATTACCGCGTACGCTGCCCGTTCTAGGCTGCCATGTACGCTCAAGCGCAGAATACGGCACTACGTCATCGGGAACATAGTCGCCGTATTCGTCTGTAAGCCGCACGTGATTGATTAGCCCGCGGGATAAAAGCTCGATATTCCGCCGATGCGCCGTAATTCCGCTGTTCTGCATTACTTGCCGCATAGCTTGGACGAAATAACGCCGGCCCTCGCCGATGCCTTTGTGCTTTACGATCTCACCCGGACTTGGCATGCCAGCGGACACAACATCGCCAGCTTCTAGCGTGTCGCCCTTTTTAACGTTAATGGCGACATCTGTTGGTACGTAATGATCTACGCCATTAACGGTCACGTAATTGCCGCCTTGCGCAGCTGGGCGTATTTCTTGCACTGTGCCGTCAACAGTAGAGTGCGTAGCGCCGTTCGGGTACTTCTCGGGAACCTGTACAAGCGCGTTTAGCGCTTTAAAGCCAGCAATAGATCCAGCTCCGCCAACGCCGCCAGAGTGCTTAGAGCTGATCTGCGCCTGCGTGACTGGTTCGGCGAGCGCTTGGGCCGCGGCAATTCCGACATAGTCGCCAATCGGCGGTAAACGATCTTTCTCGCGGTAACCTACGTCTTTAGCAAATACGCCGCCGTCATCTGGGCCGCCTACTGTCGGGCTGCGCACCAGTATGTCGGATATGCCCATGTTTTTCAGGTCTTTGAGTATTTTCGGCGTCAGTATCGTATTCCGCTTATACGGCCCTACACCACGCGCCAGTAGCGCGCCTTCGTTATCAACGTCGTCAACGTCTGTAGGATACCCGCGACCTTCGTCTGGCACGTCGTCATCATCGTCTTTTGTGACGAGCAACCGATGGTTCATTTGCGTAAGCTGCTTTGCGAAAAAGCCAGCATCAGACGTCGCAGTCTTTAAATCGATTAGCCCCTTGCGCGTACCGAACGCTCCAGCGAAATACTCTACCGGACGCAGGCCCTGACTGTAGCTCCGCATCACAGGAATCGGGATCGGGTCGTTCTTGTGATCGACGTATTGCAGGTCTGCGCCAAGCAAGCTATTCAATTGGAATTTATTGCCTTTAATGCCGGCTGACACTTGATGGAACAGCGGGTTGTCTTGCTCTTCAGCGTCTTTGTATACGCTGTCTACAAGTTCTTTTTGCGCTGTCGACGTCATCTCGAGAATTTTGAGATTACGCGCTTTATCAGATAGTGCGCGGTCGGCAAGGATGCCACGTAAGCGCTGTCTTACCTCGTGCTGCTTCTTAAGCGCGGATATCGTTGGTCTGATAGCGTCAAGACCGACGGATAACCCGTTTGTGGTGTATGACGTGTCACGCCCAACGTCTTGAAGCCGCTTTGTAATATCGCGGTACTTGTCCGGATACCGTTTTGCTATCTCCGTTGCCAGCGCCGTCATGTTCTTTTTTGTCAGAACGCGGTTGTAGTCTTGGAGATCAGCCGGTAAGGCGTCATTAATCAGTAATTGGCCCAGTGTTGTTTTAAGCATTAGAACAACCTCGACATCTCTTCTACTGATTTTACCTTCACTTCACGCACAATCGTCGTTTTGTCGATTCCCAACGCTTTTACTAGTCCAGCAAAGTCTTTGTCGCCGGCTGTGGCTGTAACAATGCTGTGGTCGTCGCCTTCTACAGCCACGAAAATGATATTGCCGGCGTTATCCTCAAGAATAACGCTGTGCGCGGCAGTTACCGTCGGCTGCAAGAAGTGCTGCGATTTAACGCGCATTTTGCGTCAGGCTCCGCAGTAACGCCGAAGCGGCTCCGGCTGAAACTTGCAGATTAATTGGCTGCTCGGCTTCGTTGTTCGCGGGAACGGGGTCGCCGATATATGACGCAGCTTTCGGCGCGTCAGCGAGCTGCCACCACGCGGCCTTTGTTGGCGGAATAGGCGCTACGGCCCCGCCGGTTTGCGCCGGATCAGCCCCGGCGTAAACGTCTTGCGGTAATTGAGCTGCAGCGGGGTCGCCAGCCGGGGCAGGGGCCGCGGGTGGTGCGCCGGTACCGCCGGGAAGCGCCTGTTCGGCTGGCGGTGCAGAGGTCGAGCCCGGTGGCAGCACGATGGCTTCGGGCGGGAGCTGCACACCCATTGCGTTCATGATCGCGGTAAGCTGCTGCTGCATGTTATACAGACGATAATCAATCATCTGCATCATTTGTTCAGGTTTCAGCTTCTGCTGCGCAGGCGCGGCCGGTGCGGCAGGCGCAGGCGCCGGTGCTGGCGCAGGAGCGCCCATGCCGCCGCCCATAGGCGGACCGGCGACGGCTGCCATAGCTGGGTCAACCGGGGGAGCGCCGGCCATTGCAGGATCTTGCGGCGGGGCTCCGCCCATAGCGGGATCTGCCGGCGGCATTCCAGCAGCGCCGGCAGCGGCGTTAGGATCAACGGCCGGGTTCATGACGACAGCCGACTTGCTAAAACGTTCTTTGGCGAGCCGCAGCAGCTCTGAATTTACAATAGCCATCACTAACCTCCGTGTT